CCCCCCCCCACGTCGAGCAGCGCGGCCCGTAAGAACGGCACTACGATGTCTTCTCTGACCACTTGCTCGCAGCGCTCGGAGATTATCTTACGAAGCGCTCTCTTCCTGCCTTCTAGAGCACGAGCCAGGTCGTTGTCAGATGGACCAGCGCCCCAACGATAAGTCCGGCAGACGCTAGTTCTATGTTGTTCTTCACTAACCTAGTGAGATGCGTCGTGTAAAAGGACGCAGTCTTACCATAATCGTCTAGATCAGACACGAACGGGAGAGACCAGGCGTTGTGCCCAGCCTGCTCCAACAGCTCTGCACGAACAGTGATGGCGTCGAGAGCTTTGTTGTACCTAGGCGTGTTCCAAGCAAGGAGGACAAGCTCCAAGACCTTCTTGTTTCTGGTTACGATCTTGGAGTGGCTTTGTGGGACGAACGCGGTAGCGATCTTATAAAACAGCTCAGGGGTATACCCGCCTTTGTACAAGACTGAATCCGTCCCAGCAGGAAGCTTTGCTTGGAGCAGTAATGGCTTGTAAGCAAGGCGAACAGTAGTAGTGCTGCACAAGCGCATGCCTACACCAACCTCACGTCGAACCCAGCGCCCCTGTACGCAGCCACGCGCTGTCTTGCGTGCTTTTCCAGCCAGACGCTCCCAGTGTCCCGCACGTCAACGACCTCAAACGTGGTTTTATCTTTGTCAGGTCGCATACCCCTGCCTATTCTCTGGAGTGCTGCGATCTCAGACTTACCACCCGAACCGATCACAATTCCGCGAAGGACGGGTAGGTCGATACCTTGCTGGAAGATGACCGAGCAGACGATCACATCGAAGTGCCCTTGCGCCAGCCGTTTGAGCATGCTTGCCCGGTACTCGACCGAATGTGCCCCGAAAGCGAACTCAGCTCGTACACCATATCTGCCAAGCATGGCAGCGATCTCTTTACCGTGAGCGATGTTCTTGACGAAGAACAGGGCAGGCTTCTCGATTCGCTGTGTTGCCTGCACAAGAACCGTATTACGCGCCACCGAGTCAGTGACTCCTCGTTTATAGACTTCTGCCCAAGTCGCCCCCGGTGGAGCTATGCCCTTTTGGTAGCAAGGGACCATCCTAACGGTGGGACGGATGATCGTACCCGCGTCGTACAGACGTTCCGGGTCCACCTTGTAGATCACATCCCCTAGCGTTGCGATAGCCAGCATGTTTCGCTGCCGGTTCTCATCCTTCTCAATGATGGGTAGAGGCGTACCAGAGAACCCAAAGCGGTAGAATGCGCTGAGAGACTGCAATACATTGAAATGCGATCTGGCCGGCGCGCAATTATGCACGACAATCCCAGCTACGATGTAGGTATTCGTTCCATCGACTTCAAGATTGAAGACAGGCACCCCGGTAGGTTTTGCATCACATCGCGGTTCCAGAATCTCAACGCTTGCCACCCTAACGCATTGAGCACCACGGTTTTCTGTGGCATTCGAGCAGTCCAGCACAGAACACCCACCAAGCGACTGAGCCGCCGTCCAACCTCGGTCGGTGAAGAAAGGGTGGCTTCCGGTGCAAGTAATCACTCGCCCATCCTCTAGCCGCACCCGAACGATCTCCGTGCTGAAGCGCTCAAATGTTCGCAGCACTCGGCGAAGGCAACACTTACCCTCAATGGGATCCCACGAAGGGACAAAATCCCCACTCCTGATTGTCTCGATCGGGTAGTCACCAACCATAGTACCGCCAACAAAACAGTGCGATTCATCGCAGATCACACCCTGCGTGTACTTTACGATTTGTGACCACCGCGTATCCTTCTTCTGCTTGGACATCGCGGACGCAAGCGTTGCGAACGTCGCGGACGTGAAACGCTCCCCAAGGGAGAACTCGCCGTCACCGACAATCCCAGCCGTATCGTAGTCACCTCGGTCGTTGAATATGTTGTGCTCGCGAGCACGCTTGTTGTACCTCTGCGCAGCTTGCTCCATGAGATCCGCCCCAGGGGAGATAACAAGCCACCTACACGGAAGAGCCCGCGAGAGTGCAACAATTATCTCCGTTTTACCTGATCCAGTTGGAGATTGTACGATCCCACGACTTCTCACCAAGCACGACGTGAGCGCTTCGGACTGGTAGTCCCGAAGCCAAGCCGTATCCGGCATCGTGTCTGGCTCGCAGGGTTTCACGCGAGCGTCGTGTACCAGCACGACAAACCCCTCCTCGCGTGCAGCTTTAACAACTCGATCCACGAGGCCGGATGGAAAGGTTCCTTGGATGGAGGAGAACAGTTGAAGCGTGGCGTCCCACTTCTTCAGCCATTGCTTAGGGTCCTTGACCGTCATGTAACTGCTAAGCCAGCGGTGCTCGTCGTCACTCGCGTCGGTTACGCGAGTGCTCGTTCCCTCAATAGTGAGCCTCATTCAGTTTCCTTGTGTGTTGTGGTGTTCATTTGGTTTGTGTCTCCTCGTAGGGCTACCGATCAGCGTTTTTCTTGTTTGTACTTGGGAACATTCTCCACAGCGGATCTAACAAACGTCTCCCACATCCCCATCCGAGCCATTGTGACCATAGCGTCGAACAAAACAAGATCGTTGTTCATGGCCCACACAAGAGCAGACATGTTCGGTTTACTAATGAACCTTCCGTCTTTCCCTAGGTCGTTGATCAAACCGTAGAGTTCCCGCGAGATCCAATTGGTCGTCTGTACGCCGTTGATGCTGCTAGGGGGTTCTTGAACAAGAACCTCGGCGCCACACGCAGCAAAGGCGTCCGCGTCAGCAACAGAGATCATTCCAGCATCGCGCAGCTCGTCTGTCGACTTCGTAGTCCGAATTAGAGGCATGATGCACCTTCTTCCGCCAGCTTAGCTTGAACCTTTACACGATCTTTTTCCGACATGTGCCGGTACGCATAGAGGAAGACAGACCCGATGCTCACGTAGTGGAAGCGAAGGACACGAACACCGGATAGTTCTTCTTTCGCAACCAACCTATGGATCGTCTGGATGCAGGACGCGAGACCGCACTCCACAAGCAAGCGAGGCGTTGCGTAGCCTTTGCTCAGCATCTCCTTGTGCCGAGCGGCGAGGAGAGCCTGCTTGCCCACGTCAGTCTGCACCAACGACGGCGAGTACCCCGGCTGTAAGGTCCCCAGATCCAGCCTTGCGGAAGAAACGCTTGACTTTGGCCATGTCAGCCTTGGTCTTGAACTGAATCTCCAGCATGAAAGGCTTCACCTCGGAGGGGGTATCGATTGGTGCTTCGTCCGGCGTGTTGAGCAACCCCTCCGGGGTGGCATCATACGTGCGAAGCAGGTCAGCAAGCTCCCGCTCAGAGAACCCAGTGAGTGTCAGCTCATCGAGAGTCCACCCGGCTTCTTTGAGGATCTGCATCTCAGCGGTAGCTTTTCCTAGAGAAAGATCCCCTCTCAATTGGTTCATACCGAGAGCGAGCGCTCTCGCTTGCTCGTCGCTCATATCCTCTACGATGCAAGGAATGAGCGTCATACCAAGCTCCTTAGCCCCAGCCATGCGGTGATGACCGTCTATCACCTCGAAGCGGTCACCCTTCGGGCGAACGAGTACAGGTTGGAGGAACCCGACTTTCTTGATCGCGTTAACGAGCAGCTTGAACCTCACAGGGTCCATCTCGTTTGCGTTGGTCTCTCGGCTGTCGATGAGTGATAGATCGATCACGCGGGAGTTCTTCTGGTTACTACTGACAAGCGCATTCTTCGTCATGCTGTTTCCTCTGGGTGTTGTACCTGTTTCGCGTGGTCTACACGGAGCAGGTATTCACGGAACTCGGATATGTTTCGGCCGAATAGCTCGTATCTAGCCAGGAGCGCGTCCTGCGCTCCTGGGTTAGCGTCCAGCCACACCTTCAGGTTGCTGTAGAACGCTTGCCCACACGCAAGGAGGGCAGCTACATCCCCAGGGCAGTACACGAGACTCGCGTCCCGTGTGGAGTAAACCTCCTCGTGCGGTATGCCGTAGTGGAGCAGTAGCCCGACGTCCCAGCTCCCCGCTTCCCACCCAAGCTCTCGTAGTTCCCGGCGTCGTTTCGCCCCGGTACACTTCTTCGACTGCTGGTGTCTCTTTAGGTACGAGCTGTCCGTTGTGTAGCCACAGTGTGGACATTGCGAGGCAGTTCCTACGCGGCTGTAGCTGGTGCGGGCCAAGGAACAAGACTACACTTTTGGTAGCGCCGATGCTACCAAAAACGTCCTACTTGTCGAGCTTATCGAGGTCTACCAGGCGGCAGCAGACGCTTCGCTCCCCACGAAGTTTAGCTGCAACCGCACGGTGATGCCCGTCCCAGATCACTCTGCGTCCGTCGCGCTGTAGGACGATTGGGCGATCCACAGGGACGCCTGTCCTTGGGTTGGTAGCACCAGGTTCGACCAACTGCGGGTACTGGATATACTCTGCTACCCGCGATTCTCGTACACTATGCTGGATCGCGTATAGCCCGCGAATTGGAGTGGTAACACACGGAGCTGACTCGATGGCTCGGTTGATCTCGCTGTTCGTGAACCCGTGCCTAACGGTTTCTCTGTCGATAAAGGGAAAGGGAACAGCCCTACCGTGGCCTGTAGCAGACTCAGGTAGACCGTCTAGGTCTCGAAGAGCTACTCGGGTGGTGTCCGATCTGGAGTGGACCCATGCCCCGAGCCGAGACGCGCTACTCCCCTCAGCTTCCATTTGTGCAGTGTAGCGCGAAGTTACCTACCAGATGAGCCGAACCCGTTGTCACCGCGAGGTGTGGGGCTCAACTCGGGTACAGGGAAAGGGTTCATACGCAGCGCTGGGAGAAGAACAAGCTGCGCGAGTTTATCCCCCTGCAAGATCCGGTGAACTTCGTGGCCGCGATTGTGGATATTGACGCAGATTTCCCCACGGTAGCCGGGGTCAATCGTTCCTACCTCGGCGACAACCCCTTTCGAGGCGAGCCCCGATCTAGGCATAACGAAAGCAAACACGTCAGGGGGAAACTGCACAGACACACCCGTACAAACCTTCATTCGATCCCCTGGGCGAACTTGTACAAAGTCGAGCGGCATCCCGTGCGTATCAGCACCGATGTCAGCGCAGAGGTCTAACCCAACGTCGCTGTCATGCGCTCTGGTTGGGATCCTAGATGTTCGTGAGATCATCATTGGGAGTAAACGACCCCCTGTTGGCCCGGCTTGGGTACTCTGCGTGGCCTGGATGTAAACCCTGTACGACTCCAAGAGAGCTGTCAGACGGCCCTGGAGCGCGTCTCGTTGCTGCCGGACGTGCAACAGCTCGGACAACGCCCTGCGAATCCTAGGGTCGTCCGTCAGGATGCCCATGTCGGCGTCGAGCGCTTCCACCATGTCAGCCACGTCAGAGAAATCCAGTGGGTTCACCACGTCCGCCTTGAGCATCGCGATAACCGTGTTGACCTGATCCTTATTCATTTCGTCGCTTTCCTCTTGACAGGTGATCCCTAGTACACAAATGTAAGCAAATGGATCAAGGCTAAGCCTTTAGGAGACCGAGACCATGTTTACCAAGACAGATATGTTCGTTCCGCGTGTGACTGTCCAAGCCGAGTTAGCGATCCTTCGGGGAAAGCCGGACGAAGCGAGACGCATTGTAGAGTGCGCCATGGTCGCCCACAACGACCCAACGGCTCTGGCTAGGCTGCTTGAATGGGTCAACGAGCACGAAACTCTGGCAAGCGCCGCTGCTTAGTTTAGACCGCGCACTCCAGCAGAATTGATCTTTGCGGTTGCATCTTTTGCGTGCGGGCACACCACAAGGAGTGACACCCCGTACACGGTGAACACCGCGAGGTACATCTGTCCCTTTGGAGCTGGGTCTGAGACCAGGATGGCCATAGCCCCCGTGGAGTCCCCGACGAGCTGCCCGCGTTCACCGACAAGCTTGCCGGTAAATCGGTCTGTCTCCGGTGCGGTATGCCTACCCGATGTGCGCTGGGTCTCTGTCGAGACGAGAGCGCGCACAAGGGCCATACGCTCGCAGGCAACGAGCTTGCACTCCCCACCACCGACGTCTCCTATGAACATAGCGATGTCCTCCGCGGGTACACCCTTGGAGAGCATCTCCATGTACGTTTGCCGGATCGCAGGCTCGTAGGTATCTGCGATCAGCATCGCGGTCTGAAACTTCTGGGGGAGTGTATCGTCACCTGCGCGCATGTGCAGTACCTCACTGGTACTCTACTATACGCTACCAAAAGCTCAGACGGAAGTAACACGAGGAGCTACTACCACTATCGACTCATAATACCGATCCCAAGTGGGGTGCGACTCTCCTGTTCCTCGGGTTCTCGTCCCCCAGCGGCGCCCCATTCCCTTGCCATCGCGATGGCAAACCACATCGCCATCAATGTGTCTTCCGTGTGCCGAGCTGGTTCGTAGTACAGCATCGCATCGATCAAACGCTGCACATTCTTGTGGCAAACCCCTCTGGAGTTGTTTGGAAAAAGCCACGCCCCGTTAAAAACCTCAACGAAGATCGCTTCTACACCATGCTCGGGATGCGCCTTGTTTCGGCCGGTTACGTGTGGTTTAATCGGGAGAGACCTGTCGCGATCAAGAGCGAATTGACGCAAAAACTCTTGAGCGGCGTTAGATTCCACACGAATAACGGAGTTATAGCGCTCGTGCTTCTCGAACAGCTTCTTAACCGTGGTAGGGCCGTCAAACTTACCAACGTCAATGTCGAGGATCCGCCTGTACCCTTTGGGGAGGATCTCAATTGTGACGAATGCGGTGTCGTCGCTCTCTTCGCCCGGGGAGATAGCTAGATCGACACCTGTGAACGTAAGGTTCTTCCCGGTGTACTGCGAGACGAGGCCAGTCACACCCATGTCGCGAGCGCGCTTCATGCAGGCGTCGATCCACTCCTGCTTGCACCGGGATGTCTCATCATCCCGGCAAATCCCCATGAAGAGCTGGTTGTACCTAGCGGGTGTGTGCTCCCTACGCGCCTTCTCGATTTGATCGTGCCCCATACGTTCGGGCCAAAGCGGAATGGAATTGGTAGGGTCTGGATCATGCGCTGTAAGCCGGCACTGAAGGTTGTTCACGAGATCGTTTGGGTCCGCTGGCCGTAGCCTGTCGGTATCCCACGGGGGTAGACCCGACGCGATCCGCTCAACGTCGTCTCGGATATAGATCGATCCATCGATCCCCATCCGAAGAACTGCCCATCCTTTCTTTTCCAGACGATGGACAAGATCGTTTGGGTGCCACGCAGTGTTCGTAACAACGACTCGACCCCCCCTAGGGTCAAGACGTGCGAGCACAATCGAGTCGAACCAATCACAAACCTTATCGCGCTGTTCCTTCGTAGCAGTGTTCTCGCGGTCTAGGATGTCGTCAACGATGATCCAGCTTAGGCGGGCGCCAGCGATAGCACCGTCTACACCAACAGCAACAAGGCTAGGGTCTCGAATGCCAGGGGGCCGGGTGACAGTGATAGCAGTCTGAGTCCACTGGTCCCGTTCATTCCGGGTGAGCCCAAAGACTGCATGGAGCATCGAATTGCTCTCAATGTAATCCCGAACCATTCCAACTACTTTTGTCGCCTGGAGCTGCGTAGCAGAGACAACAGCTCCTCGAACGGTAGGGTCTCTCCCGAGAAAGTACAAAGACAAACCGGCCATGGACCAAGTTTTTGCTGTACCGATCGGTAAGACCACAACACACCGTTCGTGACTCATAACGAAGTCGAGAAGCACCTCTTGGTGTGGTGCGACTGTGACCGGCTCCTGGGTTAGCTCGGCACGCATACACAGATTGAAGAACGCTACAGGATCGTTACGCGCCTCTGCGAGCGCAAACTGAGCCATGTCCAAGAGACGCTCCGCGTCCTGGGCGTCCGTCTCGGGGACACCAGACTCGTCGTCATCCTCGATCTCAAGCTCTGCTGACTCTGCGGTCATTTGTCTGGCTCTATAGGAGTTGCGATAGCCTCGATGATCTTATCTTTGTCGAGCACGGGCTTAGGGCCGAATATCTTCTCTTTGGTGCGCGAAGCCCTGAACTCATTGAACTTCTCGTATTTCTTCTCGAAGAGCGCGATCTGGGCTGGGGTCATGTTCGCGGCGACGTGGACGATGGCCTGCGAGACCGTCACATCGAAGTCAAGCTTGATCGGGTCTCGTGTTCCCTGAAGGTCAGCTAGCAGACCCTCGAACTTCGCGAGCGCGCCAAAGTTGGGAGGGATGGACGTCTGCTCACCGCTTGGTGACTGCACAACACCACCACGAGCGACCTTGATGTACCCCATGAGCCTTCGGATCTGCGCACTCTTCCACGACGCTCTAGACTCGGAGTCTTCGGACAGCCAACGCGCACGTATTTTGCGCATCAGCTCCGTCGTTTTTGCTGCTGTGATCGATAGGTGCTTCTTGGCTTGCTCGCAGACTTGGGAAGTGGCCAGCCCGGACAGCATCAGCGCTTCTACCGTACGAAGCCGATGCTCCACTACGTGCAGCGGCACCTTCGGTGGGGAAAACTTTGTGATGTCGCCTTCGTCTCCCACAAGCTACTCCTACCCGGAACACGCAGCGATAGCTGCATCGTCGAATCCTCGCGCAAACCCGGATCCTGTAGGGTAGCAAACAGCAGTAGTAGCCGTGCCGTTAAGCAACCCAGCGAACTGTACAAGATCGCACAGATCCCTGCTGCCAACAACCGTCGCACGAAGTCGAAGACCTTGCAACACCCGGTACGCTCTCTCGGGCGTGGTCGACGAGCCGTCCCTAGGGAAGCACAGCAAGGCACGCTTTGGGGTCGCCAAGGCCGGCCAAGGCTTGGGCTGGTCCACACGACTAGGACGTTTGAAAAGGCCCCACAACAGCGCCTTGGCGGGGGCGGCTGGCTTGGGGAGGACAGCCTGGGCCAGCTCCTTAGCTGCAACGCCAGCCTGGTCCGGCGGGAAGGACGCTACGAGCCTTGCAGCGCGCGTGTCTGGGCCTAGCCCTATGATCAGGTCGTGCTCCTCGTGGGTAAACGCAAGCAGTCTGGATAGCGCACCAGCTACCCACTCCTGATCTGAGAGAGACCCGATAACGAGCACTCTCATCCGATGACCTCTTGCACCTGGTCACCCCCTATGGTGGTGGCTTGTGCGGTCAGAAGCGTGACTAGGATCTTAATCGCGGTAGACATGTCCACACCGAGACTTGCTGCATACTTGGCAGTTTCAACCAAGTACGCCTTGAGAGCACTGCCAGCTCCGTAAAAGAATGACAGCCCCTTCGCGTCGATCTCTAGAAAGTTCTCCGGTTCAGCTATAAGAGCATTCCCATCGTCCAGCTCTATGACGGTGCAGTTGAACACCGTTGGGTCCTTGTTCTCTTCGTTGGAGTACGTCTGCGGTGGGTACACCTTGATCGCCAGCCCCGCGGCACCGAGGCAATGGAAGAGAATCTTCTTTCCAGCGACGCACTCGTTAGCCCAGCTAAGACTTCCGGCAGGGGGCTGTACAGCAGTCATTCGGGTATCTCCTCTTTCGGTACTGTGGCCATGTCTGAGGTTACACGCACGGGTTGGGACCATCTCCAATCGGGGAAAAGATGATCTGCGATAACATCTGGGTCAACGGCGGGCCAAGGCTCGCTGCCGCGCTCGTTCCACTCCCACCCACGGGTGAACCCAGACCGATAGAACTCAGCAGCAAGCCCCTCGGAGAACCGCTTCCAGTCTTGCACTGTAGCGAACGGGTGCTCATTCGCGAAGACTTGCGCGAAGTCTTCTATCCGCTTCGGCGGGTTAGGGCCTTCATACCACCTGTTCGTCAACCGCTCGAATAGCCGGACGATCCAGCGCTTGACAGCAGTCATAGGATGTCCTTCGCTTTGACTATAGCAGCGATCGTGTCCCACGTAGTGACGATCGTACGCTCTGACTCTATACCTGGGCAGCTCGGTGGGCCAAGCTCCAAGAACCATGCGCTCGGCTCTGCCTGCACCCTGGTAGACAGCCCGCATCTCTTTGGCACCAGGACGAGCCACCCATCGTTGGCCTTGCGGAACCAAAGCATCGGGATCGACGGGGGTGTTGTCTCCGCGGCTTGCGCGCACGCTTGATTCCACCACCCCCAGACAGGGGACTTTCTGCCGACCAGCAGCGTATGCAGTTGGAACCCCTCGCGAAACTTCACCTCTACCGTGAACGGGAAGAGCTTCGCTGTTGTAACGAGATCCCCAGACGTTTTGAATGCGCCTCTAACCGCGCCCTTACTCGCCCAAGCGCCAGACCCGGGGGTAGACTTGAACACGCATCCAGGCTCTACGTACCCCCACCAGGTCCCTAAGAACGCGGCCACCTCGCGCTCGCCACGCTTGCCCTTTTGGCGGCGGCCGGCAGGGGTGATGGTCTTCTTTGCTCCCATTCCGAGAGCCTAACACAGAAAAGTGTCTGACGGTAGCGGACCCGGCGGGGGTCGAACCCGCGACCAACCGATTATGCACTTCGGCTACTCAACCACTGAGCTTCGGATCCAAAGTGGCGAAGAGGCCAGCTTAAGCTAGGTCGCATACGCGACGTTTGCTCTAGCCCGTCTCTTCGGTGGGGTATGTGGGTTTGAACCACCGAGAGGCCGTGGGTAGTAAAGCCCGTTCCTGTACCCCGAAGCGCGCCCTGATCGAATCGAACGACCGGCCTACCCTACGACGCGAACGCCATTTGGGTTGCTCTACCTACTGAGCTAAAGGCGCAAACGATCTATCTGAGGAGGGGCAGGCTAGCGAAGTGCCTGCTAAGACCTCCTTTAGCGCCGGGACGCACTCCAATCGCCATAAGCGATCCGAAATATGACGCGTCCGGTTCCTCGACCCTGACGAACTGAATGCGCGAAGTGGTGAGACGTTCTGCGAGTACACGAAGAGCCGTCTCGTCGGGCACAGCAAGGACCACTGCGCTAGTTCCAGGCGAAAGGTCACCAGGGGGAACTTTCTCCCGCGGCGTGGACAAGCTGTGCTGCTTGGATACCGCGGGGGAGGTCAGACCTCACAATCACGTAGTGCGTGTCGAACTTTGGTGTCGGTACGTCAACCGACTCAGCGCATCAAGCTCATAACCGTAGTATACAGCACGTTCATTTGTTGTCTAGTGCTTTTTTCGCAAGACGAAGCTTTTTTGCGAGTGGTGTTAGCCCACCTCGGCTCACCATAAGCTTGAACGAGTTGTAGCTACAACCAAACGTGACAGCACCAAGGACGAGAGCGCCGTTTGACGCAACGAGAGCGGCCACAAGCGCGTCCTTCTCAGTCTCGTACCTACGGCCGGGACCAGCGCCCTTCATCCATCTCCCGGTTGTTCCATCTCGACCGCATCCCACAGATCGTTCCTTCAGTCACTTCAGCCGGAAGTGGGTTTTGTGCTTCTTTCGCAAACCTCGTGCAAGCGGGATAAGACCGTGATCCTTCAGCTTTCGCAGAAAGTACACGTAGGCGTAGGATGTGCTCTTTACTCGTTTCTTCTTAAGGATCGCGAAAGCGTCTACAATGACACCGTTAGCCTGCTTCAACGCCGCTGTAAGCTTAGCGCATTCCGCCGCCCTCGCCTTGGCCTTGATAATCGGGCGGCGATGCTGCCGGTCTAGCTGATTCCTGCGAGGTTTGTACCTTCGCAGATACTTACGGCGAGTTTTGATCCCGCGTGCTTTAGCTTCCTTTGCACGCTTGGCTAATCGCTGCCTTCGGACCTCTCCACTATTTAGTCGATCGATCCTGGCGTTTAGATTTTTGAGATTTCTGGCGCGAAGCCAGCGGTCAAGCCCACGCTTGTACCGCCTTCGCTCGTTCTGCTTTACTCGTTTGGTATTCCTACGCTTAGCTGCATTCCTAGCGTGGATCTCCTCCGAGATTTGAGCAGCAGTACGCTTCTTACGCTCGGCCACCGCTAGCCTTTGTGTGCTGTATCGCTAGGATCTTAGCGAGCACTCTTCTAGCTTTAGCGATTGCATCATCGCTAGCCGACACGACCGGGCTAGAAGAATCCCCACAAGAGGAGTTCATATTCTGCGGCTTTGACACAGCGTATTTCCCTATGAGCAGATCATCCAGTGCGTCCATGGTTATCCCTTGATCCCATCGATGGCGCCTTCAATCCGGCCAAGTGTGCGTTCGACCTCTCTCCACCGCTTCTCTTCCTCGCGCTGGAAGGCGGAGAATTCCTCGTGTAGCGTGCGCGTATTGGCCCCCCACGCCGCGGACCTAGAAACGAGATCCTGTTGGAGTAAATCCATAGCTGCCTTATTCGCTGCCGTGTCTAGGGCTAGCTCTCGGAGTTTCTTGGTGTACCCGGCTAGTGTGAGGATCCAAGCAACAAACGCGCCAGCGACAGGACCACCGAGAAACTTAACGATCTCCCACATGGTCATATCAAACCTCCCACCCAACAACGGAAACGGCTACAGACGCACCCGCGGATGTGTACGCCGACACAGGCGGTGTTGCGTCGCTTTGGACCGCGGCATGAAACTTCATCACGAGTGCGGTCGTAGGCGGCGTGGCAGCCACGGGATACCCTAGTACGAGCGGAACCCAGATGACCGCGTTCAGTGTTCGTGAGGTATTCGTAGCCGTTGCTGCGCTGAATCGGAGCGTGTTATTACCCTGCAAGAATGTACTGAACGCCGGGGTGATCGGCTCTAAGGTTAGGGCGCTAGACTGCACCCAGCACTCTACGTTCTCAAGCGTTGCTTCACCGCCCGCAGTGAAGTCAGCAATAACGGTCACTGAAACATTCAACAGAACTTGTCGGGCGTTGGACGGTACGTGCGTCCCATGCAGGATCACACCACCGAAGATAGAGTTGACAGTGCTTCCGAGCGTAAGTGAGAATCCTGCGATGTTGTTCGTGATTGGGACACCGTTTCCATACACTTGCGAGTTACGGTTCGTCCCACGAGTGTTCTGAAGTACGGTACTGCTGGTCGCGACGCTACTGGCGACGCAAACGGCGGAGGGGGCTCGCTGTAGGCCGCTAGCGTACGCCAGCCAAGCTGGAAGTGTCGTGGACGTGATGCTGCGTGACCCCTGCTGTAGTGGTGCTACAGGGGAGCAGAACCACAGCCCGCACGGAGACCTCGGCAAACGCGGGACGGCAAGCGACACCGCATCCACCGCGTTCATGTACCGAGACCACCTTGGAAGTCCGTATGGGAAGATCAGGTAACAGAACGCAATCTCACCGGACGAGAACGGATTCGTCTGGTCAACATTGTTCGCGCCAAGCAAATTGACGGGTAGTGGGATACCTGGAGCAGCGTAATCTGTTGTGATCGTAGGTTCCGACGGTAGGACCACACCCCCTACCCAGCGACCGTTGAACGCTACGCTCACAGACCCGTACAAGTTCGCAACGCTAGCGCCGGGGGATCCGTCGACGACCCAGGTGCTCTCCCCCCCGAAGTCAGGTAGGTCAGACCCGATCGGAGCAAGGTTGTTGCGATCCGCGATAAGCGGGCGAACGTCGTAGAACGTCATCGCGTCAACGCTCGGAGACCCGCCAGCTTGCCAGGATGTTCCAGGCGCGAAGATCATGCAGAGCGGCAACCACCCCGTAACAGGTGGAGGCATCGTAACGCCGGTCCCGGCACGAAGCCGATACGAGAGCTGGTAGCGAGTAGCCTTGCTTACGACAACAGGAGCAAAACTTGCTCCGTTGTAGATGTCTCTGTAGCCTGACTCCACAGCACCATTGAGCGACGGTTGGCACTCCACCACGTACCACACCGGGGTAGTACCGACGTTCGCAGGAATCGTGATCGTGCCAGGTGTAGGTGTAGAACCGACAACAGCTAGCAGTGTTCCTGGGTCTCGCACGTACTTGTAGACCGATGCGTCAGGGTCACCGTCGGGGTAGGCAACCGTCATCAGCCCGGGGTCAACATCGATTGTGAGCGTACCAGCGTTCGGCCTAACAAGAAGCCCTTCGGTGATCTCCGCTTGGTTTACATAGTTTGTTGGGATCGTTGGGTCTGCTGTTACGAATCCTGAACCAGCGTCGATGTCTCGAAGACGACCGCCGCTACCGCCCTGGATCGTACGAACTCCAAGCAGGTACTTGAGCAGTTCCCCGTCGTCCGCTCCAGCGAACGCCTGCAAACGGTTCACATCGGGCGAAACGGCGCGCTCGTTGACATTGATCGTGAGGTTTTTACGGCCGCCGCTCATAGTATCCTTTCAGGGATTTGTCTCGCCAGGCTGCGTAAGGAGGTACGCGAGGCCAACACCACCAGCTTTGATTTTGTTGATCGCGTTGTACAGGCTCAAGTACCAGGACGTGTTACCTGTCGGAGACCCATCGTAAAAGTTTCCTAGAGGGAGCTTAGCATCGAACGGAGCTGCTCCTGGGGTCGCCATTCCAGCCCCAACGCCACCAGGACCAAACGCAAATCCGTAATCACCGATGCTCTGCGGTTGGGTCTCAAACAGGAAGAAGGCTCTGCTTTGCTCCCAGGATAGGAGCACCTTCCACCGGAACTGTGGGAATAGGTACACCATCGAGGTTATGGTGCCTGTTGAAGCTGCCGTGCTTGGGTCGAAAACGTAGTCACCAGGGAGAAAATCGACGTTCCACCTGCCGGACGTGATCGTTACGTCCAATTTGCTCGCAGTAGAAGAGGTCACGATCCCCGTCCCCTTAAGGACACCACCAGTACCTAGGTGCTGAACCGTATCACCTACAAGGATTGCTGTATTGCCTGGGGTTACACGTATGATCTCTGTATCGAAAAAGTCCAAGTCGAGGAAGAAGCCAGGGAGGCTAGCTTGCCCAGCTTCTCGCAGAATCCAAGGAGTCGCCCCCATTCGATTCAGCATGCGACGGATCGCGTTGGGTGACACCGTGTCGGCGAGCGTAGCAATGCGCTGTGCGTAAGTAGCGTCGTTCTCGGATGGCAGCCTGGGTAGCGCTTTCTCTTTACCCAGGGCGTCCAGCATGGCCGTCACACCACCTGTAGGCTGCTTGGCGTTCGTGGCGCTGACATTGAGCAGGGAAGCCCAGCCGGCCATCGCCCATGAAGCACCTCCGCTCGACGCAAGTGTCTCTGGCACGAGCCTAGCGCACACCACCACGGTTACCTGCCCAGATCCTCCAGATGATCCTGTAACAACAGAACCGGACGCGATTGAGGTTGGCTGCGTGAAGGACCACAAGATCACACCGTACGACGTTGGCTGCACCGCCGCGAGAGATCCGTTGCCGGATCCTGTAATCACAAGTGAATCCCCAGCGTATGCGGGAGACACGCTTGGCGGTGCGAACGTGCCTGTCACGTTGTAAAGTGCGATCCCGTACGCTGCGCAGTCGTGCGCCACGATCGTAGCTACACCACCGAAGGTAAGCCCGGTAACTGTGTCGTTGGTGAAGAACGCCCCCTGCGTGACCCGCACAAGGACCGTGTTAGACAAGGTGGAGTCCGTTACCGTACCGACAACGGTCGCCCTTCCGTGGACAACTCCGGCTGTTGTGAACGTAACTGTCTCCCCAACGTGGAAACTTGTGGACGACACCGTACAGTAGATCGTGAACAGGTTGTCAACGGTGCCGGTGCTCCCGGTACCGCTGAAAGACGGGGTGTCCCCTGTGTCGTAGGTGAGACCCGCAATCTGCGCTCCTGCGTTCGTTTGAACACCGGGTGTGTAGCTGGAAACGACAGGCGTTGTAAACCCAGACAGAAGCACGAGCGCGTTAAGGTTCAGGCCGGCGAGGATGCTGACGTACTGCCCCACAGACCCAGGAATGAACATGTCCGCTTGCGGGGCGCACTGAATCGAGACGCTAGGGACGAACGGGTAGACGTCGGTAGGCAGCGCAGTGTGTGACAGGGAGAACGAGCACAGCACAGTTGCTTCGTACCCTGTCATGTCCTTACCGGGCTGCACAATGGACGTGATCGACCCCGGTAGCGGCTCGTTGTACACGTACCCTGGACCCTCAGATGTAGAACCTACCGTGACGGGGCTAGTAGCGAACGCCTCCCCTGGTACGAAGACCACGTTCGCATCCGTAGCGTATCGCCTGCCCGGGTACACCGTGATCCCACCTGTAGGACCCCAGTCCTCTACAGCTTCTTCCACGAGCGTACCGGCCACGATCAGCAAGCTTTGCTGAAGCGATGTGTAGCTGAACGTCAGAGCGACCGTGGCAGGGGAAGGTCCTGCTGCTGAGGGTGAAGTCTGCCCGCTCCATGGGAGCGTGAACATGGACTGCATCGTGGTGTCGATGCTCTGGCTCACCCTAGTGAACTGGGTGAGCATCTGCGTCACCGCTTCAAAACCATGCCCTTCACCTGCCGCGATGAGTGGATCTGAGTAGCTAGGGTCTGTCGCGCCCTGCCACACCTGCTGGAGTTGCGCGAATGTTAGAGGACCAGACATGGCTAGCTCGCGGTTACCAGGGCTGCTGTTGTCCTGATCGTAGACCCAATCGCTGGAACAACATCTGCGGCGGGTGCCACGATTGTTGGGGTGGCAGTGCTCCCTGCGGCTGGGTAGTTAAGGATGAGGCCATCCTGAACGAAGGTGGAGAGGACCGTACCAATCCCAAGGTATGAAAGCACCCCGTTCACCGGCAGGCTGTTCACATAGGACAGCACAGCGGCAAGGATCGTAGCGGTTAAGCCCACCGTGTCAACACCAGCCTGGAATTGCAGGTCCAGCGTCACCGGCTCAAGCTGGGGAATGCTCGTGTTGATCAGAACAGCAATGCCTGCTGCTCGGTAATCGTCAAGTTGCGTGGCGACGAGGTTAGCCAGCGCCTTGTTGGCGTTCCCATCCGAGTCGGCGATGTAAAGCTGTACGACTCGTTGGGACACCGCCGCAGAGAAGTACACGCTTGCCTCCTGGGGGGTGAGGCCGGATCCAGTTGTGTAGATCACAACACCGCTCGGGGTATACGCGGCGATCACTTCTTCTGCAATCGCGCTGGTCACACCAGGGACTTGCAGCGCCCCATACGCGATGGCAGCGAGGATACCGCGACGAGCGGTGTTCCAGTACCCACGGATACGCTCGCGGAAGGTATCGTCTGTCTCTCTGTTTGTGCCCCCGGCGCTGTTTTCGGGGTTTACAGCAGTAATGGATTGATCGAACAGCCCACTAGTTGAGAGTTGGTTAAGCTGTCCCCGCGTTACGGAGGATGCCGACCCGGCGGAGTTGGCTCGCGCAAACCCAACCGAGTTGACGAGCTGCGTGGGGCCAAAGCTCACCTGCACCGCAAGCGCGTACTGGATCCCCGCTTGTGATGTGATACCTTGCCCAATCTGGATCGTACCGGGACCACCAGCCGAGCTAGGCCGGGAGAAGGTGACGTCCACGACAGCAGCATTCGCGTCCTTGCGGGTTACTCGGTATCGATCCCAAGCATACCGGTCAAGGTCATCCCCTGTCGCCGAGTCGAGAAGCAGGGAGGCGACCGCGTAAAGGAGCTGCGCGTTTACAGCATCAGCCACAAACGACGTAGACCCTACGAACAGATTCGCGTCGCTACCGCTGACAAACACGGCCTGCGGGTCAATCTTAGTTGCCCGCTGGTTAAGGTAGTTTGCCCCGATCGTAAAAAGATCCAGCCTACTCAAAAGATCGATGGCTTCACCCTCCTTCCAGTCTTGACGTCCAACAAGCCACGACGTGTTCTACATGTAGCAAATCCATAGGTCACAGACCCCCGGTGAACGCCGCGCTGAACTTCTTGCCCTGTCCGTCTTTGGTTCGGATGTAGATCATCACCTGGCACAGACCGTTATTCTGCGCGCCAATGACTACCTTTACAGCGCTTACTTCCGGTTCCTGCTGGATCTGAGCTTCAGCAAGATTTGTGAGAGACACGACAACGTGGTCTTGGTTTAGCTTCTTCAAGTACGAAGAGATCCCAATGCCATAACCAGGTAAATGAGCGAATGCGTTGGGCCGCGTGATGAATCGCCTGTAGATTCGCTTCTTTAGGTCGACCTCTCCGCTATCAATCGCGTAGTCACCCGTACCGTCAATCGCGAAAGTACCCAGATACGCCGGATCGTTAGGAACGCCAGCTTGGGCTAGCGAAGCGCCAGAATACGGGTTTGCGAAGTCCCTGCGAATAGGCCGTGGAATGGTCTGCGCTTGTGGGAGCGCCGAAGAAACACCGAAGAATGGCAGCGTTCCTACCGGGGATGCCCCCTGGGGACCGACCAGCCCGACCGTTGTCACTGTGTACTGCGCGGGCCATGCCGACACTGCGCGATCTAGTGTGACGTCTACGATTGACCCGGCCTCTTGTGGGGAGACCCCTTCCGGGTAGGACGCCCCCGTGGGAGCTACAGGGCGGGCTAGGACGCCGTTCTGGTCCACCGACCCAGCCACAGTGGCAAGGATGTAGTGGGACGGCTGAGCGGCGTCCCAGACGTCCCCAAGGTTGGTCAAGAAGACCGGGGAAGCAAACGTCAGCCGAAGGGTCTGCTCACCTACACAAATTGCGCTGATGAGGTTGGGAGGAACCTGCGCGGTAGACGTAGCTCCCCACGCGGCGTCACCCCACGAGATCGCACCCCAACCGGAACTGGTATCGTACGGCTGAACCATGACTCCTGGGAGTCTATCACGCCGGCTAGTCGACCAACGTCTTAGAGCTGGTTGTGGTTGTAATCACCACAGGCGCACCAATCCCATTGAGTGCTTTAGCGATAGCGTTCAGATCCGTTACAACTGCTTCACCGTGCGGAACGGTGTGGGACGCGGACGCAGACCCACACCGAAGGTTCCCTCCAGGGACGAGCGCGATGTCTCCACCGCTTTGGGTTGTGAGCGTCAGCTTAGCGACCAGCATCGTAAGCGATCCAACAAGCTCAACAAGCGCATCGTATTGCGACTTGAGGAACGTGTGCGCGTTGTCGTTGCACACAACACCCGCGACCGTGGTCGGTGTTTTCGCGGAGTCGTTGTTGAGCTTCCCAACGATCACGCACCCGCTTGCCTCGTCACCGAATGGAACGGCGACAAGGACCTCATCCCCCGCGTTGAACGGAACGTAGAGTGACCCCCCACCACCTCCGAACAGGCTAGAAACACGGCATGCCACAGGCACTTGGGAAGGCCAGAGCATGACCGACACCCTTGGCGCTGACAGCAAGTCGGCTGTAGGGGATGGTGTGCCGTCAGGGCCGAATGACACACCGTTTTGCTGAACGATCGCTGGTCCACCGGCTGTTCCTGTTGGGTTGCCGTCGGGGGAGGCGGCTGGAGCTGGGAGAACCTGCCCGTATGTCAGCCATTGCCGGGTGTCTTGCCCTGCGCCAGAGAAGACCTCTCGAAGCTCGTCGAAGTCAACTGTAGCGGATGTCTGGCGTACTCGTCTGCCCGCCATGACTAGACGACCCCCGACGGGACTTTCGATGCAACCGAGGCAGCGAGCATCACCGTAACCATGTTGATGCCAATGACAGTGATCTCGAATCCCTCCGGTCCATACCCGAGTTTTACTCCATGCACGCGAAAAGGCGTCACAAAGCACGCCTCGGTGCTTGGAACCTTCATCGACGCGATGTACGCCTCGCCGAAGTTGTTCCCCCTATTTGACGGGGTGTTCCATACAGGCGCGGCGTTCCCGTCCGGGCGCTCGAACGCCCTGTTGTCAAAGATCCTGCGCTGGATCTTCTGAAATTCGGAATTGTTGTTGGACTCAGAATACTGGTAGTTTTGCTCATCCGGGGTGGAGTAGATGATGAAGTCGAAGCAGTCCCCAGGGAAGAGGTCGAGAAGATCAGGATCATCGTTGGGGTCATCGGCGCCATAGCTCGCGAGATCCTTTGTCTTGATCTCAATCGAGTATTCTTTGCGGCCCATGTGCTGGTATTCAGCCGTCGCGATGTCATTCGCAAGCTTCTGACCAGCAACGCCTGTCAAACCAGAAACAAGCTTGTTGATGACACGAACGTTCTTCTGCCCGTCACCGGATTCACCATCGCCCGCAAGCGTGTCAACGTTCAGGGGCGACCACGGACCTGCGATCGGATTTCCCTTGGCGTCTTTGTTGGTTGTGGGAAAGTACGAGACAATGGCTTTGCCGTTAGCGGCGTCCCAGCACTGAACCTTGACGGTCGTTGGTTTCTTTCGGTCAAAGTTCCTAGCCATGTGAACGGACTCAACGTTGCGTCCCCACACCATTAGCCGGTACGGTTCGTTGTAGTCCTTAAGAAGCGCCCGATTGTGGAATGACGTGCGGGCAGCAGCAACTGTCGGAGAGATCCCGGCGACATCGGACATCGGAAGATTGGACGAGTAAAACGTTTGCGGCTTGCACAGTCTAAGCGTAAGCCCGTCACCACCCGTGAAGTGCAGCATGTAGCCGCAAATCTGGGTCATGGCGTTCAAGTAATCCCAGATTTTCATCGTGTGCTTATGGTGGGACGCGCCGGATGACTTCTTTGTTGTACTGGGAGCTTGGAGTGGTTTGCCATCCAACCCGATGTAGTTCTGCTGGAGAAGACCCTCGGACAGCTTTGGAGGGGTTACATCCAAATTCAGATCACCGCTCTCGTCGCCGTAGTCGAAAAACACAGTGATACCAGCCATTGCCGGGAAGTTTGACAAGTAGACCGCTATGGCCTCGTCCAGCCTTCGGGAGATGTCCAAGCACATCCCCGGGGGATGCTCCTGATCGAGCAAAAGCTGGGAGATATCCCTAGCCTCGATCGAAACAGTGGCGACATCACCGGACCATTCTGCGGTCCACTTGTCGATGAAGCCGCTAAACCGGAGGCAGAGATCCTCCCTACTCTCTAGCTCCCCCGTGTCAAGATTCTCGTCGTAAGCTGTTCCACCCACAGGTAGTAGGTGTGCTCGATCTCCGTTGGATATCGCAGTGGAAAAGTCATCCGCTCTCACGGTGCCCATGTAGACCTTGACGCCGCAGGATCGAACCATCCTGGGGTCAATTGGCATGTCCTCCCACTTGAAGGCAGCCGACATCTTAGCGGCCTGGACACCTTGCCGATCAACGGACACCGACTCAACATCCTCGATGCGGAATACCCAGGTCTCCGGTGCAGTTAGTACAGACTTGGACGTGGCACCGGAGACAACCCTAACCCCGGCAGGAACCGCTGTAGGGTACTGTAGGGTGTACCCTCCTGTTTTCGTGACATAGACCGCTAAAGGCTGCGGGCTGAACATCGTTTTGTTCGCGTTGAACGGAAGAACAACGCCTGTCGGCGGGAAGTATTCCGTAGCAACGTCGTACCGCTCCAACGACACAAACAGATCGATCACTACCGCAGGGTAGTAGCTAGGTGCGGAGTTCGTCTGGATGTCAGCCATGGCTCACAGCGGGGGGTTTGGGATAAAGAGCTGCGTACCAGGCGCGAACGCCGTAATCGTCCACGGCAAGTCGTTGAACTTGAGGATCGCAAGAGCATTGTCCGCTGTATTGTAGAACTTCATGCTCACACGGTACGGGGTATCCCCGGACACGGTAATGTACGTCGCTAGGATCTTGCTCGGAAGGACAGACCCAGCCGAATTGGTTGGTGTGCTGAACTGCTGCCCAGCTAACCGGCCATTTATGACGTTTTGAGCTGTATTTGCCGCTTGTGCGATTGGGTCCACAGCGCCTTGTATGGTAGCTCCTGCCTTAGCGATCGCAGCCACCTGGGAACTGACGGAGTTAAACGCGCGCGGAACCTGCCCAAACTGGTCCAGAAACCCGGTGCATGTGGACACCATCGTTACCATGGCGTTCACGAGCCCACCAGCGACTACCGCGGGAGCTGTGGCCACTGTGGATGCTACGTTGCCTAGCTGAGTGATCGTGGAGGATAGGCTGTTGATACTCTGGGTAACCTGCTGCATGATCGCGGCAGGCGTCTTCGCTAAGTTCAGCAAATTCGCTAGACTCAACCCGCTGACGTTCGTGCCAATCGACGTTGAATTACCAACGCCGTTGATTACGGCCGTGATCGCAGCAGAAACACTCGCAGTCGCAGCCTTAACAGACGTGGCCCCTGTGGGCTGAAATGGTGGAAGTCCAACACCCCGGCTGATCCAGTCGAACGTAATGTCCCACTTGATATCGTGGATACGTTCGTAGTGCCACGCCCACGCTGACGCACGACCTCGCCGAACGATCTTCCGCTGCTGTGTGGTGGTGATCTGGGACAGAAGCCCGAATGGAGACTGGATGCCGAAAACAGGGATCTCGTACAGAGGGGCACTGGATGAACCAGTTGTTACGATCGTGCTAATCCACGACACATCCAAGAGGGTGCCACCTCGAAAGAGCTGCTCCATGTAATCGCGGAGAGCGTCCGGGTCGACAACAAGCTCAACTGCCCCGGGGGTGAAGTTAGCAACGTAAGCGGCACGAGCGCCGGGACCACCGTATGCCTGGCTACCCAGCATTGTGCGGTGCCACTCACCGGACCACTTAGACGGCATCTCCTGCGGTCCCATGACCTGTTGGGATCCCTGCGGGTTTCCCTGGTACCACGTTGTCTTGAGCTGGAACTTGCCTTCCCAAGAGGCGCCCATGTGGGGAAGACTTGGCCCGGACAGGACGATGTATCGGCTGGAGGCAAGATTTGAGATGCTCCCGACCTTGGACGCTGGGGTAACCTCTGCGATCAAAATGACAGAGGAGTACGGCGACTGCTTCCTTGCGGAAGCAGATCCGAGGCCGCCTAGCGATGCAGGTACAGATGGAAGCAAGCGATCTAACCCTCACGGGTACGTGTTAGGACGACGAGCTAGACCCGCCGCTAGCCGATCCACTACTGGACGAGCTACGATTCTTGGCCCACGCAAGCAAGGGCGTGAACTTGCCCTTCTTCGCAGGCTTCCCCTTGTCGTTCTGCGAGGCACTGGCGCTCCCCGAGCCGCTATCGGTACCAGGGGATGCGGCAGGACCGCCAGGAGAGGCCGGTGAGGCGCTGCTAGGGCTGCTGGACGATGCGCCGAACGACGGCTTCTTGCCCTTGCTGGGCTTCTTCTGGGGGAATGCCATGGAAATCTCCTAGTGATGCAGAGTAGCATAGCCCGGTTGACGGGCAGATACAGCAGGGCTATCTGGGGGCACCAAGCGCTTGACCCACAGAGTTCTTCATCACGATCGCGATATTGTCGGGATCCTGGTCACGAAAGTCCTGATGAACAACCATGTTGCCTGTCCAGGTCATGTTAAACTTGCTTTCTTTCGCGGCCGTTTTGACCTGCTCAAAAGCTTTACTGATTGCCATCTGGAAGCCCTCCTGCTCTCCAGGAAACCTAGCGAACATGGCAGGATCTAGCTTAGACATATCCATAGTTCGGAATGTTTGAGCAAATGCCGTAAGCATCTCCTGGTTGCTGCCCGCTGCCGCAATCTGGTTTTTTAGGTCGTACACGTCATTGGCATCAAGCTCTTGGCTGAACTTCTTACGGTATTCCTCGATCCTAGCAGCACTAGCTCTAGATGCTTCGTCCTCTGGCTTATCCGACCTTTTTCTAGCGTTAAAGAGTTCTTCAGCAGATTTGGCCATCTCTTCAATGCTCTCAGCGGCGTCAAACATCTCCTGCGCGGTGCGGAGCTGCTGTCCCACAGCGTCTTTGTAGTTCTGGTTGGCCTCGTCCCATGCCTTGATGTTGCCTTCAACGCGAGCGTGTTCCATCTCAGACTGCGCTAGATCAGCGCGTGATTTTGCGTATGGGAGCCCACCCATCGCGTCTACACCAAGGTTTTCTAGGTGCTTCTTCACATCGGACGCAAAGAACCCGGCTGCCTCTTGAAAGTCGGACGCAAGCTTGTCAGTGAAGTTGTCGGGGATAGCTGCCGAAGTACCGGGGGCAGGGGATCCCATAGTCCACTTGCGGAGTTCTTCTGGACCGTTCTTTACCGCGAAAGAAAAACCATCGGTCGCCTTCTGGATGATATCAGCGATACGTCTGGCAGAAGCCTCGATCTGGTCCCAGTGTGCGACGATATAGTCGGTGACATTCATAAAGATCCTAGCCACGTAGTCCGCAGCCCGACGGGCTGCTTCGTAAATGACATACTGATCTTCTATGAACTTGTCCCGAATCTGGGTTAGACCTGGGATCAGCCCATCTAAGAGCGTTTTGCCTGCTTCGAGGAAAACTTGATTAGCGATCGTGCTAAAGCTGGTCGTAAGCATTGAGAAAGTAGGCTTCATATCGAGCCCTGCTTTCATGCGATCGTAGTATTTTTCGACAGCGGCAGTAGCGATCTTAACACGAGTTTCCTCGGTCATATTCGGCATCTTCCGCATGTACATGTTGATCTCTCTGATCTGGCCAGCGAGATCCTTAGCTTTTGTTACGATCAACCCAGACTTAGCTAAGATGGGGCCTAGCTCGTCTCTACGGCCTAGCTGACCAAACTCCGCAAATCTAGCGATACTCTCTGCCAGCCGAATCCCCCCACCAGGGGCACCACGACCGACAAGTTGCAGCTTTTCCGATAATGCGGCCAACTTATCAGCAGGGACAGACGTGCGCGCTAGTGACTCTGCGATTGATTCAAACTTGTCCGCGCTGAAACCTGTTCGGATTGCAACTTGCTTGAAATGCTCGTGCAGTTCTGACGCAGTGTCGCGCATTTGCTGCATGCTACGATTCTGCCTGTCGTACAGAGACAGTACAGATTCTAGGTGTAGAACCTGCATGGCCTCCGCGTCGGCCATAGCAACAGCTTTAACGAGTGTATTATCGACAGCGATGTACACACCCTCTGCGGCATTCTTGGCTAAGTAGAAGCTTGCAGCGATGTCTTTTACAGACGTGTTCGCTTTAGATGCCGAACCGCTTATCTTGTCGAAGCTTTTGCTAATCGCGTCAGCAAGAGCTTTGGTAGTATCAGCTCCACTGAGAACAAGCTTTACGACTACTTCAGCCTCATCGGCCATGGCTACACCGTCCAACCTAGGATCGCGATGTAATTAGCTTGCGACCCGGGTCCAGCTCCCGAGAAGAGGTTTGTTTGCAGGCCGCCGTACCCACCTGGGAGGGGATACGGTGCTGTGGCCGTTAAAATCACCTTGATCAGCGTTGGTAGCCTGGTCGTTCCAACAGGGAAGGACCCATTTACGAGTGGAACATCGATCTCGTACACAAACGGAAGAACCGCGAGATTCACCTGCGTTGTGATGCTCTTACCAGGTTCAAGCACGAATCGTGCAACGCTGTAGTCCGCGGGGGAAGGTGTGGACGTGTGCGCTCCTGCGTACAGCATCGCAGACATGCTCGTAAATGTCTCAGCAACAGGAACCTCGATCGAGAAGTTCACACGGAGCTTCACCGTCTTGGCTTGGATCGGGACCGTCACACCCGGAACGATGTACGACTCGTAAATGAGCGTCGAGGCAGTAACACCCTGCGCTACGTTCAGAAACGTGAGCGGAACAGCGATCGTTGTCGGTGGTGAGTTGGCCCCGTTGGGAAGGAACACACCCTCAACGTTCTGATCGTCCGTAAGAAACGTAGCTCGGTCTTCCGCGACGAGCGCGAACGCAGTTGTAGCCGTGTTGTACTCAAACGATCCAAAACACACCGCGTCGTGTGTCGCTGGGCTACACAACCACGCAGGCAAGCTGAGTGGGTTCGCTTGTGTGACACCACCAAGGCCAAGCCCAAGGTTTCCGGCTACACCGCGGATGTCAGGCACGACCGGGGAAGAGACTGGAAGGCCGCGAGGGCTGCGCGGAAGACGTGGAACACCTAAAGCATTCGCGTCTGTCTGGTTCATGTACCGGGAAAAACGCGGAAGACCTAGCGGAAAGACGTAGTAGAGATACCCAAGAGAGCTGGGCGTGCCGGCAGACTGATCCCTGTTATTGAGCGCGAACGGCTGGAATGGGGTGGGCGACCCAGTGATAAGTTCACGAGTCCCAACCACAGGCGATCCCTGGGTAAGCCACCCACCTACACGTCGACCACGGAACAATCTTGCCGCAGTGCCAACGATCGAATTACCACCAGAAACAGAGAACTGGTTCTCCCCGATGACGGTTGGGTACTGGTTGCTGATGCCAGACAGCGAGTTATCCCGATCCGAGATGAGCGGACGAACGTCGTAGAACGTCATCTGGTCAGTCACGAGAGATCCACCAGCTAGCGCGAATGTTCCAGGCGCGTAGATCAACGCGAGAGGGAGCGCTCCCTGGGCAAGTGTTGGGAAAGCGTTCGTGAACACGCGGATCTGGTACGTGCATAGATACGCCTGAACCTTGGTAACAGGCGTCGGAGTAAACTGACCAGTGAGATCATTGAAGATGTCACTGACCCGCGTCTCTACCGCAGCGTTGAGTGCTGGGATCGCCTCAACGATGTACCAAGCATCTGTGTTGGCGAGATTCTGTGGCACGAGTAGCTGTCCAGCGAGCGGCTGACCAGGATCGACAACGAGCTTAGTAGCCGAGGCATCGGGGTCTCCGTCGGGGACGACCGCAGTCATGACCCCCGGGTCAACCGTCATCGTCAGTGTACTGGGGACAGGCCGCACGAGGAAGCCCTCAAAGATGTCGGCCGTGAGCGGTGTGCTTGTCGTTGTGGGGTCTGCTACGGCCGCGCCAGAGCCGGCGTCAGCGTCATCGAGGACGAAGCCGGAGGCAGGGCTGTAAGACGCCGCAGCGAGCCCCTGAGTGCTCCTATGCCCTACCAAGAGCTTGAGTAGTGCGGACAGGTCACCACCAGCAAGCCGCTGAAGCCTGTTCAGATCCGAGCTAAGCGCACGCTCAAGTGTGTTGAACTGTAGGTTTCTTCCGCCTGTGGGCATGGGTTAGATCCTCACACGTACTTGTAGACTTGGAACACGACGTCAGCGTTTACAGGGGCAGGAGCGGACCAAGTTCCTGACGCTGACAGCTCCCAAGTACACAGGTAGAAATCATTTGTGTACTGCGCCGCGCAGATCGCGAAACCTACATTACCTCCGGTGAAGTTCCCTTGCGCATCACCTGCTTGAATGTGTGGTAGCACTGAGTACGTGGTGTCTGGCGCGGGGGTTGTGAACGTGATCAAAAGAGACCCGGTTGAACCTGACGTTACCGACGCAACATTGATCCCATTCACCAGCGCGGGAGCGTACACACCCTCTGTGTGCGGGACGAGCTGCCAGTGGATCCGCCCCGCTGCGAATAGGTACGTTGTCCCAGCAGGACCAGGAGGTCCGGCACTTAGCGGTGAGTTCCAGCTTCCATTGAAGTAAACGTAGGTTCCTGTGTGCGCGGATGGGGTTGGAACTGTGATCCCGACCAACCTGGAGTTGGACCCGGGCGTAGCGCTGAGCACACCCGCGTTCGACACATAAACTGCGGTATTATCTGCGATAGTACCCGGTATGTTGACAACACCCTGCCTGCGCACAACGATCGGGTCCCCGATCGCAGGAGACAGTGACCCATTAACCCCCGCCAGCACGATGTGCATGTCTAATGACATCGCAAATGCGCTTGTAGCAAGCGCAGGAACAAAGCTTGGTAACCACTCTTGTCCCGGCAATCCGAGCTTAATCGGTGACTCTGTAGAGATGTAAACAACCGAGCCAGGCACGAGCCCACTAGATCCAGCAACCCCAACGTATACGCCGGTATCAGCCAAGAGATTGTCCAGGCGTTGGAGAAGATGCTCCGTGTCGGTCTGCCATCCGCGGACAGGATCGAATTGAAGCGTCTCACCGAACGCAGCAATCCGCTCGTAGCTCTTGACCTGTTTAACAGCCACAGCCGCGGTCGCAACCGTCTGCGTAGGCTGCCCAGCGTTCGTAACGAGGAGAACGAGGTACGTTCCCTCCTTACGCGCTGTGAACGTTGGGTTCTGGATCGTATCGTTTGACAGGTTGTCTACAACGTTGGCGACGTTGAAGACATTGGGCTGATCGATAAACGACCAGGTATAAGGTCCGGCAGCAGTGGTGCTGAGCTGGACCAAAGACCCGATCGTTACCGTTTGCGGCCCTGGGCTGCTGTTGATGAGGATAGACGTGCTCATGTAGAACTACCGATCCTCGCTGCCAGCCTTGCCTTGCTCGGCGTTGAGCAGTTCCATGAGGGAGTTAAAGTGGTCGCGAATCTCCAGCACGGACACATCCTCCCACTGTAGCAGCGATTGCCTGCCGTACCGGGCCAGTGCCATCTTCTGTCGCTGCCGATGCTTCAGTAGAAGCCCTGGCTCGATATTAACGAAGTGTCTCCAAGCCCCCTCTAACCCAGAGGCGAATGGGAAGGACAATGTATCAAGCAGTTGCTCTGCTTCGAGGGTTAGGAGATCACCTCGGCTGTTGTGACAGCAATACAATTCTCGAAAAAATCGAGTTGATCCTCCTGCGTGAGCGAGTGCGTCTTCATGTAGTAGTTCTGGAGCATCATTCGACCCTTGGGTCCGATCTCGTCCCAGAAGCGCTCAGGAGACGCTGACGGGTCACGTTGGGACCAGTCGGTGCGCTTGCCGTCGATACCACGAACTGTCTGCTTCGTCAGCTCCGCGATGGAGCGCGCAGACTCACCGCGGGCACGCTGAATAGCCAGCTTCTCGTCCGCGTCGGAGAGAGCCCACACGATGCACTGACGATCTTGTCCCTTGGGCTTAGCCGTCCAACGGGCACGGAAACGCAGGAACGTAACCTCCCTGCCGGGGGGGATCTTCAGGTCTGCCGGCCACACCGCCCACTCGGGGAGGGACTCGGTGTCCTTCGGTTCCTCCCTCGTAGCGGCAGGGGGCGGGGAGTTCTTCTCCGCCACCTCGTACGAGGTGGCCTCCATTGCGGCGGCCTCCTCGGGGGTCATGGAATGCGTTTTGAGCAAATCGTGGATCATTGTCATGTGCGCCTCGGAGTAGGTGGGGCGCCTCGACTTCGGATCTCTTGGTGCTACGCTAGCATCAAAAGTGGGCTCGCGATGTTTTCGGCATCCGAGCCCCGGCCACACTCGGGAGGCGCTCCTCGCATGACACCAGAGAGTCTAGCAAGATTTCTAGCCAAAGTAGGTAAGCCTACAACAGGATGCACCGAATGGTTGGGACAACGGCGTGACGACGGATTCGGTACGAAGCTAGGGTACGGAAGAGTCCGTATTGACCGAGTAGAGTATCTTACGCACCGTGTGGCATGGGCAATAGCGAACCCGGGTAAGCCACTTCCACCTGTCGTGCGGCACACATGCGACAATCCGATCTGTGTCGCACCAAACCATTTAGTTGGCGGGACACAAGCGGATAACGTTCAAGATACGCACGCCCGAGGCAGGGCTAGAAAACGCGGAGTTAGGGGCGAACAGCGGACTACGACAGGGCTGACAGACACGATTGTTTTGGATATACGATCGCGTGTAGCAAGCGGGCAAAAGCCCGTACAAGTGGGGCGGTTATACGGGCAGTCGTCCAAGAACGTGTGGGTGATCATCCACAGGCGGACGTGGACGCACATCTAAAAGCGCGTAGGCAGCCTAGACACCATCAAGAACTATGTCTTCCGCCTCACCCGACAGCTTCACCGACACGTAGTCGTCTCGGCTCGGGATGTTGAGCGGGATAGGGCCGAAGTGGGCGTCAGGGATGATGAAGTTAACGGTGTCCCCGTTGGGGAAGACGAACGAACCCGTGATCGTAATCACTGTATCCGGTGTGAACCGCTGCGAACGGGTCTTCACAGCGTTGGCAAATATGAACCACTGATTCGAGTGGATGTGCAAGCTCATGTCGAACTTGACCCCGTTGAAGACGTCATCCTTGAGATCCGTCTTCATCCCGAGGTATCCGACGCTTTTCGTCTGGAGCATCAACTCCGCGTCGAAGCTTTGGATGTCAGTGAGCGTAGCCTGAAGTGCGTTATCGACTGTGATCGTAACGGCCACTTCCTGGCCCTTGATCCTCTGCCCCTCGGTTCGCGTGATAGTCATTGACTTTTACCTTATCTGTGTGGACGTATCAGCTAGCGACCGTGGCAGCAACCTCGGTGACTGTGACCTGATCACCAACCGTTGACTCCAGAACGATGCTATCGAACGAGGAGAGCGTTTGAACCTTGACGGTGAGCCGGAACAACCCCTGCGAGGCGAGGGCCGTAGCGTTTGCGGGAGCAGACAGTGTATAGCCAGCGATGCGCTGACTGGAAGGGTTGCCTCGCGAGAGCAGCCCATCGAGAAAGCTCACAAGAGAGACACGAACGGCCGTCTGCCGCTGTGCTGTCTGGAGCTTCTTGCCGTACTGCTTACAGATGATCGACATCGTGTCTTCGATGTAGTCAGCCATTCGGCGGCGGCTGATTCGCACCAGGCTCGGGTAGAGGCTGGGGTTAACCGAGGTCACACCAGACTGGAAGATCGCAACACCGCCATCCATCCGAAGACCAACGATACCGTTGGTCTTAAGGTTGATGTAGTCTTGGATAACAAGACCCTGTGCATTCGAGCTGGACTCCAGGCCGAGCGTGTAGGTCGTGAACGACGTCTCCTGCCCGGGGTTTTCCTCGGGCGGGAGCTGTGAACAGACCGAAGCGAGCAGGAAGTCCGCCCCGGTATCGACAACACCAGTAGCCGTGAACGGCGTGGGAGGCACGCCCTGGGTAGAGGCTAGGAACTGCGTATTACCGGCGAGGCCAACCGCTTGGATCGCAGGGACCTGCGTGCGTTGCTGCGGCCAGCAGTAGAAGACTCGCTGCGAGGAGTACGCCCCAACACCCGGTTCGGCGCTAGGGCTTGTGGCGACGAGTTCAGTCGTGCCGAGCGGGGGCCGGATACAAGCGACCCGGCCGAGCATTCCGTTGGCGGACGCGAATAGAACGTTGGCAAGAAGTGCTCGGCGAATCGCGTTGGACTGGCGGGCACTAACGATTACATTGGTTTGCGACGCGACACTCGACAGATCGAGCGTGCTGGTGAGCGCGTTCTCGTACGCGACGTCGATCTGGTTCTCTGTAGGAGCAGCCGAGATCGCTTGCGTGTTCTGCACCTGGAACGAGAACACCGTCGGTGGGAGGAGGATCGTATCGACGGCCCCCGCGTTGATCCCAATACCAGACCCGTCGTCGAGTGCGTGTCGCACCGGAACCGTGTACGGACCGGTTGCCGGTTGTGTTACGTTCGTTCCGTACGGATCAACGATGACGCCTGTGGACGTGAAGTTGATGTCCTGGGCTGTGACCACGTACTGGAGGGTGCTACCGCCTGACGGGTGTACGAGCGTACCTGCCGGGATCTTACCCTGGGTGGGTAGCGTGCCGGGTGTGGTCAAGTTCGTGAGGGCGTACGGGCTCGCGGTGGTTCCAGCCCCAAACCCAAGAATAGGGCAAAGGTCCTGGCCGCCGACCGGAGCAACAGCCTGGATCAGCCCCGTGCTAGGGGTTGCTGTGTTCGAGATGCGGAGAGCGTTGTTCTGGTCAAGCACCAGCTTGAACCCAGGCTCAGCGTTGACGACCGCAGCAAGCTCGCTGAATTGCGCGTTACGCCACGTTGCGACGCTGTTACCAGGGCTACCAACCGAGGAGTTAACGAGTGAGGCGCTAGCCGTATTGACCAGGCTCGAAAGGACTGTGCCTTGCGGCAGGATCCCAAGAAGGAAGAGCGCGCCACCAGCCACAACCGTTTGTGCCGCAACTGCGACCACAACGCTTGTCGTGAGCGTTACAGCAGTACCGGAGATCGTCCACGGTCCGAGATCGACACCGTTGACGACCATGTGCGCTCCACCGGCCGGGTTAAGCCCGGTCGCGGACGTGACAGAGAACGTGCCGGCGGCAGGGGCAGGCGACGCAGCGACGGTGGTAGACCCACCGTAAATCGTAGCCGTCTGTGTGGCGGTCGGGTTCGCCGTGCTGACGTCATCCGCCAGAAACGTGATCGTCGAGTTGTTTCCGAGGGTATACGCGGTCCACACCAGTTTGGTGCCGGCGTAGTTGACCGCAGTGATCGGGAACCCAGCGGCGGAGTTGATCACGTTTGATGCAGAGAGCAGCGCTTGTGCCAGCGTGCCGGTGAGCCCAGCCTGAAAGTACGCCGTGGCCGGCGTCGTCATGTTGTCCGTCTGGAAGGTGAGGAACTGACCACGCTGCACAGCATCCGCTTCAGCAACCGTATCCACAGCGGATGGCGTGTACGTGGCGGGGATTGCCGTGAAGGAGGCGTACGCCGGGGAAGAGGCGTCATTCTTGAGACCAAGAATCCATGGGCCTCCTGCGTAGGAGATCGTCTGCCCAGCTACTAGTGTCTGTGCCGCCCCGTAAGAGCCGACTGCGAACGTGAACACGTTCGCAGATCGGGTCCAGGTCCCGCTAGCTTGGGTGAACCCTGTGACAGACAGCGACGACCCAGAAAGCGGGAAGGTCGCACCGTTAGCCACAGTGAACGTTCCGGTTCCACCAGCAGTGATCGTGGCCACGATAGGCGCCGCAGCCGAGAAGTTGTAGGAGAACTGCGAGTACCCGGTAAGGTACGCGAGCGGGTAGAACTGCACGCTCCCAGGAGATGTGTTGACTCGTGTGATGAACAGCCGGGCAAACTGAAGCCCATTGAGCTGCACAGCGCCATTCCCGTTCCAAGGCTCACCCTTGCCGAGCAGGCCGTCTGCCTTGCGCGCGGGGGAACAAGGCCAGTTGGCGGTCGTCTGACCATAGGTGAAACCGACACCGCCGAACGTTGTGAAGAAGTCGCTTGACCCGATCACTTCTGTTGGTGTGTTGTAAGGGCCGTTCTCGAACTCACCGACGACGAGCACTGCACCAGAGCCAACCCCAACGGTTTCCGCAGGAGGGGTTAGATCGAGGATGTTCACGCTCTCGATGTTGAGAAGCACATCGACGCCGGGATCGTATGTGAAGCGTCGCGCAAAGACAGACATCGGGTTTAACCTCTCTCGAAACAGTCCTGGGATGAGGGTAGCACAGAGCTACTTGCTCTTGCTGAATCAGGCTTTTGTTGCTGGGTCTGGATAGTCGTACGGAGGAGGCCACAGGCCAGTGTTGGTGAGGGAACCGTCAGGGTCCTGCACATCGTAAAGGTTTGAGTGGTCCATCTGAACGATAGCTTGGGGCTTCATCGTAACCGTGTTTATCAAGGCAACGACGTTGAACTCCATTCTGATCTCGATACTGGCTCGGCGACGATTCTGCCCAGATCCAGTTTCTACGATGGTTCTACCCAGCATGGTAAACCTAACAGTCTGATCGTAGAAATCACGCATGACAAGGCGAACGCCTGACATCTGCTCTGTCGGGTTGAACGCAACGTCAAAGGTGGAAAGGATGCCGCGAAGCTCTGGCAGTTTGGAGCACCAGAGGTCTAGCTGGAACACCTCAACGTACTCTTCCATCCGCATGAGGACGGTGTTCTTCCCACGGATTCCGGCTGTCTCCTCGATGATTGCTGGTACGAATGAGCACGCTTTGGTTGTCCCAGCCCCGGGAAGCACCGCGATAGCGGGGAACTCTACGTCCTGCTCGTAGTCCGGCCAGTTAACGTAGAAGTTACCCGGCGGGATCCGAAACGGGATGCTGGGTCCGTTTGTGTCACCTGGGATCGCGTAGACAAAACTCGTCAGGTACGCCCCAAGCAGGCGCAAAGCGGACGTCCTACCGTCCACAGCAGGAACCGGAGGATTCGGTTTGGACGGGTAGACATCACCCGCGGGGCGAAGACCTGGGCCGAGAATTGCTTTGACAAGGCTGCTTAGGGTAATCACTTCCTACTCCCAAAAGCAGACGTGAGTGCGGCTGCAATCTCGTCTCTAACGATCTTATACGCACGTATCTGGGCTTGCATCTTGATTCGCATCCCAGACCCATTCCCGAACCCTGACGCGATGCCGGACTCCATGAAGATTCCGCGTTTCTGAAGACCCTTCAGAATCGCCCATGGGGAAGCTGGGATGCCTTTCTCTGCCGCCCATTCCGCGAGGGCTTCGATGATTGGCCCGCCCTTCGGAACGTTACTCCCTTGGACTCCCTTTTCGATGAAGACCGCATGTGGGACCGTATTGACGACCCACACAGAATCCTTGTTGTCGACAATACGCCAACCGTCGATGTAGTCGCGCCGCCAGATGGGTGCTCTAGGCTGCGCACTAGGGATCAGCTCATCTCGTACGAGCTTGATCACCCTGTCAGCAGCGCGAAGCATCCCTACCCGTGTGGCAGTATTGATCTGTCCCTGCGTGTAAGCAGAGAACTTTGCCATCGATCCTGGCGATAGAAGCTGGAAAGACGGCATGACGGGTATCAGTCGAAGTGGCCGTGAAACCCGCGGGATTGCGCAGCGTTGTGATTGATCGCGCTTACGTCATGGTCAGACGCTATCTGAAGCATGATCTTACGAGCAGCAGGGCTAGGTTCACCAGCAGACGCGGTGCGAAGTGCAGACGCCGCGTGCGTGTGTGCTGTAGCCGCTGCTGCGTGGTCAACGTCACGCTTCTTGGACATAGCATTCGCCTTCTTGCTCAGGCTCCTTGCCGTGTCAGAAGCATTAGCCCCCATGCTAGATCGGTGCTGCGCCCATGTAGTAAGACTTGAGCTTGCCATGTTACTTCTTTCGACTCCTACGCTTTGTCCACGCGGCAAGACCAGCTTGCTTAGCTAGGTCAAGTCTAGCATTCACTTCCGCAAGCTTCTCTTTGGAGACACCGGCAGCGTGCTCATTCGCCTCGTGCGCGTACCCTGCCGCGTCAACGAGCCACTTTGGATCTTCGGTTAGCCTAGCCTGCTTATACGCAGCGATGGCTCTGGCGCACCACTTGTCGGCGGCCTCTTCGTCGTACTGCCTAGGGGTCTTCACTTGGACCTCCGCTTGGCCCACGTAGATAGGCTTTTCTTCCTCGCGTCCTGTGATTTGAAGTGCTCTACGACTGCGAGTCGCTTGTGCGACTCAGCTTTCGTGAGATCCGGCGCGGACAGGTTCTTACCAGACTCGCTCACTACTTTGAAACCGCTTCCTGTCTTCTTGATCATTACTCAGTCCCGCTTAGGTACTTTGATTTTCCGTCGCGCCCCAAGTCCTCGGAGATTCTCTCCAAAGTGATCAGCCACTTAACACCACCAGCGTCTCGATGCGGGGTGGAGAGGAGCCGAAACTTCTTCTGCGAGGGAAGAGGGTCTCCCCGGCCGTCCTCCACAATCAAGTAGAAGAACTCGATCTTACCGGGGATATGATTCTCGTGCTGGACAGGCTGCCACTTACCCACGAGAATATCCTCGGAGAACTGCGCAACGCTCACAAAATCCAGGCGAACGCTTCCAATCGGGATCACACCGGCAGACACAGGACTTTTACGAACCATGTCTAGGCTTGTGACCTTCGGTGTTGGGAGCATCTCGATACGCTGTAGCTCGCGCTCGTGCCCCTCACCGCGTTCACTCCCGCCCCACTGGCTCCACACAAGAAAGACCCTATACGGACGAATCCCGAAATTGGTGGCGATCTGCCGCAGTCTATCTGCTGTAGTCGCGAACCTCTGCGCGAAAGACCCCAACGCGCTGGAAGGCGTCAGCGGACGAGCGCTAGGTGAAGGTGTGCCGTTAGCGTTAGGACCCGGGGGTCTACACGCTTGGGGGGAGGAGCACGGAGTCTGCCCACAGGCACACGGCATAACCCAAGGTTAGCACCTCGGAGCATGGTAGACTTGTCGATGCCAACCAGCGACAGCTTCGAGATCGAGGGGCTTAACCCACACAAGAAAGCTACTAGGGAAGAGTTCGAGAAGGCCGCCGCCGCGGGGCTGCACCTGACCCTGGAGGAGTTCAGAAAGGAAGGATGGCGTGCTTCGCCGTGCGCTACCGCGTGCGACTACGCAAGGTGCTCGGGATGGACCCTAGAGCTTGTGAGCGGGCCTATGCGGTACGCGCCAAGAGCAAATTGGGCAGCGGACGCCCCGGATCCGGCAGACCGTAAGTGACTTGGAGCTGACACTGGGACTTGAACCCAGAACCTCCCGATTACAAGTCGGGTGCTCGACCAGTTGAGCTACGCCAGCGTTACTCTGAGAGGGTGCGCCAAAGCGTGTAAGCGGCGGACTACCGGGCTTGCTTCTCCTTGAGAGGGAGCGCGTCCCAGCCGGACGAAGCGTGTGGTCTACCGAGGGCTCGCATGAACTCTTTGAAGTTCAGCTCACCGGCAGTTCGGTCATCCCGTACAAACCAAAACTCTGTCATTTGCGAAGTTTACGGAGATTCGTCTTGTGCGACTCAACGCGCAGCATGACGATCAAGAACAAGAGGCACGCAATGACGACTTTCCCATCCGCGACAGACAAGCAGTGCGACCCACCGAAAACGTAGTCTGACTCTGCTGCCAGGTCGCGGACGGGAACGACGTCTATAATCACTGCGCTGCGCGCTTTTTTGCAGCTTCGACGTGGATGATCTTCCCGGCAGCCGCACGGCGTTGCTTCTCTGCGAGCACCTCCACTGGGATACGCTCCCCAGCTCGGGCGGCGAGGCGGGAAAGAGCGCGCATCGCGTGCCTGTTCCAGTGCCGATTGAGCTGGGCGAGTGCAGAGAGTGCCTTGTCTTGTGCCTTAGTGGTCATGGGTGCCTCCTACGGTGTTGGCGCCGTAGCGCAGTGATGATTTTGGAAAGCTTGCGTCAGTACCGCGCCTAGAACAGCGAGGGCTCCGCCCAACCCCGCCAAGGCTCCTGTGGAAATACCAAGAGCTTCTTCAGCAGGAGCATTGTTCCTGGTGGACGCAACGATTGTACCCATAGCAACGGCTCCGCTACCTAGGGTCAAACCGCCGCCTACAAACGTGAGCACGTTCTTGTACGTGTTGAACTTGGTACACGTCACGTTTTGCTCCAGGGTACGATCTGGGTCAAACGAGACGCTTGTTTTCGCAGAATTGATCGCTTGTTGGTTGGGTCCAATTGCGGACCCGCAACCAACAAGCGATAGGCACAAAGCTAGCTTGATCGGACTCATTAAATCCGATCCAAGACCCGCATGCACTGCTGCCGAAGCCGCCTACCACCTTCCTCAGCGCAGCAGCCAAGGATAAAGGCGAGTAGGAAGGGCGCGGCTAGCGCGACCTTCCCAACCCGACCAAGGAAGCGCAGCGCTTTCACTTGCTGTGCTTAGACGCAGCCGCCGCGGCTTGAGCCGCAAGCTGCGTGTTGTAGGACTGTACGAACGCCAGTACCGCCGGGGTGAGCGCGACGTCGATCTTGCACGCTGTGACGAGTGCTGCCGGCTCCTGCACACCCGCATTCACCTGCAAGGCCAAGCACGCCGCGTCGGCAGCCTTCAGAACAGCCGTGGTGGTCGTCCAGAACGCTGGGCACCCGGTGAGAACGAAAGTAGCGAGGGCGAACGCCGGGAAGACGGCCCGCGTACGGTGCAGAACGACACCCTTGGCCGACACGAGGAGATTGAGAATCTTGGTAAGGATCGCAAGCATTGTCACCCAGCACGCGCTGGTGACCACGTTGGAGAGCCGCCGAGTCTTCGTCATAGAGAGCACCTGTGTCTTTCGGTTGCAGAGCTTAGCTCTTGGTTCAGCAAGTCTTTTGCGTCACTCGTTGACGCGAGCGTTGATCACGCTGCCAGCCCCGTAGCCTTGACCAAGACCGGGACGCTGGTCGAACGGATTCGGGGGGCATGCGAGCATATTTGCGAGAGTAGTTTGAAAGTACAAGTAATGTTCTCGCAGATAACGAAATTCCTTGAGGTTGATACCAATCTCATCAACATGGGTAGCCGCGAGATTTGGGCGATCTGTGATCATCTGGCACTCGATCATATCTAGCTGATCTAACACCCACACGAACTTCTGCTCAGCTTGTGGGAGCACATTGTTCAGTGCTCCTTCGATCATAAACTGAGTTTGGATAGCGGCTGGCACACCGAGATTGAATGTGTAGGCCGAAGCAATCTGCACGTACCCGAGATGATACCTGGCCCTAACCTTGTCAGACTCAGCTATGGTCACGGTACACCCTCTTTACGACCGACCGGATCTCCGCGACAAGGACACAAAATCCCCGTTGGTGGACCCGTGAAGAGAGTTTACCACGTTCCCTGGGGAAACCTCAGAGCAGTGTGGACAAGACTTTGGGCAGGCGCCCATCATCTCGACAGGACGCTTTGTGTCCAGGCGTCGTAGTTGACCCTCGCGGATCGAGAACTCGTCCTCACACGAGGACAGCAGCTCGCAGTATTGACGCCGCCATGTTCCCCCCGGTCGCTGCGCCTCCAGCGCCGGGGGAACAGGGAGCAGATACGTCGTACCTGCCCCCGGCGGAGTCATACGATCTCTTCCAGATTAACGCCGTTACGGCGGAGATACTCGATGTCAGCCGCGCCCTCGACGATCTCTTTACCGGCGGAGATGACTTGGATCCCTCCGTCGTAGACGATGCTGGCTTGCTTCAGCACCCTAAACCGCCTGGGGGCGACGTAAGGGGAATGCACCAGAGGGTCTCGCCTAGACGTCACACCGCCGGCTGGGCCGATACCGGGGGGACTGCCGCTCGCCCCACCCTTGGGGAGAGCCGACGTCGTGGGTGTGGCGGCGGGGGTGGGGGCTGCGTCAGGCAGCGTTGCGGGCGACGCCGCTGCGTTCTGTAGGCCAGGGCGTGCCATGGCCTAGTTTGCCTCGGGGGCCTGCGAGGCGGCTTCGGAGGCAGCTTGGGCTGCCGAGGCAGCCTTGTCCGCGGCGCGTGTGATTTTGCCAGTGGCGATGTCGACGTCATCGTCCGGCGCTAGATCGTATACTCGCCTAACGTGCGCCTGCTCCGCACGGATCTCATTCTGCGTCGTGATGAAGTCCGAGTTGATCTGCTTCGCTTGCATGCTGACGGTCATGCCCTGAGCGATAAGCCTGTTGGCCTTCTCCTCCAGAAACATGAGCTTGAACCGCTCGATGTCGGTAATGTACGTGGATCGGGTATCTGCCTTGTTGGCATTCTTCAGCTCGACCACGTTGCTCTTCTCTTCGTTCATTCGTGTCTCCCAAGTGTTGTTGGACCCATCCCCAGATGTGCCCTGTTACAGAGCTGCTCACGTTGATCCCGACGCCTCACCGGGGAGCATCTGCTCATCCAGCGCAGAGATAAACTTCACTGCGCCAGGTTCAGACGGGAGCCCAAACCTATCCGCAACAAAGAGTACCAGGGACCGGAGATCCTGCAAGTTCAGTTTGTCCTTCTTAGCCATCGCCTGAAACGTCTCCAGGCGCAGCCCACAAGCGTCAGCGATGTCCTGCTCGCTGAATACAGCGACGGGATTGATCCCATCTACTCGACGCTCCCACCACTTCCCTGTCTTGACGTCCTGGCGTATAACAGAGTCCTCGCGGATCTGTAGCGGCTTACCCGGACGGGTTTGCCTGAACAACGCGCTGGCCGTCTTCTTCGGAGGCATCGTTAGCCGGCGTCAATGTCTCGGCGGAGTTTGCCGGTCTTGAAGCTGACGCCGACAGCGCCGTATCGGTAGAGCACAGCGGTCAGCACACCATCAAAAGTGTCCTTGGTGTTCTTGATTTCTTGCTTGGTCACGGCAAGATCCTTCTCTGCACGCTCCAGAAGCAACTCCGCGATGATTTTGGCCCTCTCTGCGGAGTTCGATGCTGTCACGGCATGCGCCCGACGCTCTTGGCAGAGCTGAAGCTCCAGCACCTCGGCAACAGCCGCGTACTTGGTCACAGACGGGTTCGCAGGTGCGCGGGAGCAGTGCGAACCATCACATCCGCTGGGCTTGTTCGCTTCACCGTCCAAAATGCCGTGTCTAGGTTTGTGATCTTCCATGCGCCTCTCCTTCGGTCAGGGAGACTACCACCATGCGACACGATGTCAAGCGCTGTCGTTGGTCCAGATGGCCTCAGTCGACCGGGTGAGCGTCTTACCCGCCACGAGGGCAGCACCACCCTTGAGCCTCCCTGGGCGAGTCTCCGCTGACAGTGGGGTGAATGGGAGCCACTTTGCCGTCTGCGACTCGCACACGGTCACTTGACCTCTACGGGACTTGCACCATGCGGCAAGATGAGTGAAGTCGATCGAGTTAGAGTTGTGCTTGTAGAAGCGACCGATAGGTCCCTCGTACGGAGGATCGATAAACCAACACGCTTCTACATTTGGAGCGGAATCGTACCCTCCCTCGACGATCTTCCAGTGCCGTATCCGAGCCATGTCCCGTGCGGTGCGAACACGCTTGTTATTGTCCCAGCCGGCTACGCCGTCGATCTTCATCTCGCATGGGTGCTCAATGCCTGTGTTCATGCAAAACCCAATGACGACGAGAGCGCCTTCAGGGACCCATGCAGGTAGCTCGTCAATGTGGTGCTTGATGATCGGGATGCGTAGCGCCTCGGACGGCGGGGCTTGTGTGAGCCACCGCCATGCCTCGCAGATCAGTTCGTTCTTCTCCACGAGGGTCACGTCGAGGTGTGGGTAGTTACAAGAGAACCCAGCAGCGCCAGCAAACGGCTCGATGATGTGTGAAAAACGAGGCTTCGGGTAGGACCCGGCTAACCGCCACTTGGCCCCAAAGTACCTCCAAAACGGGTTGATCTTGGGAAGCTGCGTTGCCATGTCATCCTCGGACGAACAATCGTTCCACACGCAGAGATCGTTTAGCCGTCGCGTGCTTTTCTGCAAGCTGTAACCGAGCGTGGCTACTTCGTTCAGCTAGGACTCGCCACCCTTTTGGGGCAGAGACCTCCGAGACGACGACAGTGGCTCCGCGCTCTGACCACTTCGTGGCGGTCTCCCAAAACTCGTCCGAGTTGAAGGGGGCTACACCCTTGTACGTCTCTGTGCCTGCGTAGGGTGGATCGCAGTAGACGAACGTACGCTTGTCGGGGCTGTGGTCCCGGTAGTCTGCTTGCCTAAGATCGTTAACATCGGCGAGGTACGGGCGCAGTGAAGCTACTGACCGCTGGGCTTCACTGATATGATCGCGCACACTTCCGTCGCTTTTACCGTGGTTAATTGGGTGGGTGTACCCGCCGAACCACTTACCGCCAAAGCTGCAAGCAAAACCAGCAAACCCACGCAAAGCACTTGGGATAGGATCGGCTTTAAGCGCGTTGTACTGCGCTAGGCTCACGAACGGGGGTTTCCACCCACCACGCACAGCCTGCCACATTAGGATGAGATCCGGGTTGGCGTCTGTTGCAGTCAGGTGTGCGAAGTGCTGGGAAAGACTCCTGAACACAGCGCATGAGCCTAGAAACGGCTCAAGGTAGCGGCTACGGGAGTCAGCTACGGACATCGCGTAGGTCGTTACCCACTTCGCGATCGTAGCTTTGCCGCCTAAGTAGTGCATAGAAAAAGACTCGCGTCCTAGCTATCTTGCCGATAGATGAGACGCGAGGGCATGGGTGGGTCCATACTGAAGAGAGGTTACTCCGTTCGACACGAGCGCGCAAGGGTCTGCGCGCCACCCAGTGATATGCTTCCAGAGAGGATCTTACCTAGGTGCAGCCGGAGATTGGGGTTGTACTGCTTCCAGTTGTCCCCGTGGCCGATCAGCAGATGGCAGCGATTGCTGTCCATGCACAAAGTGACGAGGTTCGCGTCGTCCAGCTCAAGCTCTGGGTGTAAGTGGAATGGGGATACGTGATGCACCTGTAGGTGCATGTGTGCGCCGCAAGCGTCGCAGGCAGGGTGTGCGGCAAGGTGCGCCTTTTCTACCTTCGGCCAGTGGGGGGAGCGCTTGTGTGCGTCGTGCGGCTTACTCGCCCGGGAAAGGGCTGCGTGAAGTGCTAGCGGTGCGGCGGCTAGGACTTGGAGGAACGTTCGACGAGCCATCATGCGAGCTTACCACCTCTCGTGCGACGACGGATGCCGGCTTTGTGGATACGTGGCGGCACGGATGACACGGAGGATTTGAGGCAGCGTCGCGGTTTCCGGGGCAGCGGGGCCTTTCAAGGCAAAGCCGCGGCGCTTCTTTTCGTTGCGTGTACGATCGTTTTCACACACGTCACACAACGAGCAAAGCCGGTCAGAGCCCTTCTTTGGGAAGGACTCGACCGGCTTCTCTTGTTTGCAGCGCGTGCAGACTTTGCTGCGAATCTCTTCAGGCATTCCACGACGGTACCACCGTTAAGCGGTACCGTCAGGTGTTAGCTTCACGCCTAAAGAATTACGCCTAAGTTGCAAATTCAACCACACACGCCCTTCGGAACCGTTGTGAACCGCCGGGGGCTGTGATGTCGCTCGGGACCGGGAAGCTCGTGCTGATCGACCACGAGCTGGAGACCGTCTGCTGGAGGCGGTCGAGCGGGGCGCGCATGATGAGGCGGATTCGCTCGGTGAGGATGTTGATGCCGTTGTTCACGACATCGAACTCGCCGATCTTGCCCGTCGTGCCGGCCTCGGTCACGTACTGCGACTCGTCAATGTACCGCTCGTAGATCGAGCCCTTGCCAGTGACGATCATACGACCGATGTTGACACCGTTACCGTTGACAACCTCGGCACCAAGCTCCGGGGAGTAGTAGCCGCCGCCCGAGGTCGGGACGAGCGTGCCGGTGTTCGTGGTATCGGGAGCTTCCGTGTTCATGAAGAACATGATCCCCGAGATGGTGCCGATGAAGCCTTCCTTGTAGATGACGTGCTCGGGGAGGCTCTGGTTGAGCCGCTGGAACACGGGATCGGCGAAGAACTGGCTGTTACCGAGCGGCGAAACGTGCGCGTGGTAGAACCCGTCGTCGTGCGGCTGCACGTTGGACCGACGGAGGAACGCAACAGCGTTGATCGCAGCCTGGAGTGTGAGCGTGTCGGACGGGCCGATCGCATCGATCGACGAGCCGAGCGCGGTACGAACCACGCGAGGAGCGTAGATGCTGAGCACAACCGAGCGCGCCGCGAACGCGGTGCCGATGGCGCCAGAGAGCGTGAGCGTGCCGACACCGAGCGGGTCCGCCGGGTTGTCCGGCTGAGCACCGATGACCGATGCCGTAACCGCACCCGAACCGACCCCGAGGGTGATGGGCAGCGGGTAGCTGGGGGAGACGTTCTGCGGGGCGACGTTGGACCCCGGGATCACGACGTCCGTGAAGCCGTTGATCGCGGAGACGCGGAGCGTGGTATCCGAGGTGAGGCACGCCGAGAGGAGCACCGTCTGACCGGAAAGGTACGCCTGGAACATCGCGTTACGAGCGATGCGGTTGATCGACTGGCCAGCCTGGAGACCGAGCTGATGCAGGTTGCGGAGGAACAGGTTCGCCATCGCCGTTGTCGACGTGGGCATGTTGGTATCGATCGTTCCGCTGAACTGGCCTAGCGTAGCGACCCACTGCTCGAAGGGGATGACCTGCGGGATGGGGTCCTGACCGGGGACGAGCGGGGTAGTGATCACGCCGAGGAGACCCGGGCGCGACATCGTGATGCTTTGCCCTGTATTCGCAGGCCATTCTTCCGCAAGAGCCTCGGCGCGGTACGCCAGGTTCGGGTAGAGACCGTCGTGGAACGCCCTTTCAAGCAATCCGGCTTGATTGAGGCTCAAGACCGATGCCGGGACACCAAGAATGATCGACATTTTACACCTGTCTTTTCAGACTGAAAACGGAGGTTGGAGTCAACCTTCTACGTTTCGCTCGGTGCCACCCTGATTTACCGCCGGGTGTGTCCGCGTGATGAGCTACTTCGATGAAGACCTAGCTACCTTAGCACATCTTTTTGCCTCTTATCGCTTTAGAGCAAGATCCATCAGCTTAGCTCGTGTCACATGGTACACTTAGCGATGCCAAGCACGACGCGCGAGCAGCCAGCGGTCCAGTCTGTAGCCCTAGACGAACTGCAAACATGGACGGACCGCCCGCCCCCAACAACGGCGTGGGAACGCCCGCACGTTGTTGTTGAAGGCGTCGTGTCGTGGTGGGCGGCGTCGATCGTAAACGTGCTGCTCGGTGCTGCCGCTTACGTGATCCTCGCCCGCTGGGTCTTCTGAAAGCACAGCGTGTGGACCAGCCCGAAAGGGAGCCAGCCCACACTGCCGGGGATTGGCGCTAGTACGCCTTGGAATGACTCTTCGGGAAGGCCCCGAACGGGTACCACTTGCTCACACCATCCGTGCAGTAGGACCGCACGTCGTTGAGCGTCATCGTGGTTGTGAGTGCGTTAGCGATCGTGTCGGACCCGGCAGGGTTCACAGTAACCACGTACGGGTACGGGGTGATGTTGCTTAGCCAAAGCCGCGTGCCCGCTGCCGCGCTCGAAGCTGCCGGCAGTGTCACGGTGACGTTGGCGGTGCCGAGGATGTTGTAGGCGTTTCCTAGTGCCGCTGTGAAGGAGGCAACCTCGGACACCTGGGGAGGAAGCTGGTAGATGGAGAGCGGGTTGAAGTCGGAGACACCAGGGATGCCACCGGACTGCCCCGCTGCGTCGTACCTCGCCATCCTGTTCGCGATGATCGCAGAGAGCGTGTTGGTCGTGTAAGCGACCAGGACACCCCCCGCCGCGAGGATCGGGCCGAGGGGTGTCACGGTATCTTGGATCAGCTCGCCAGCCTGGAGAACCTCCGCACCGTTGATTCCCAGAATTGTGATCTGACTGAGTAGTACCCAAGTCGCCATGGTCGTGTTCCTTATGTGGTGTAGGGCAGGATACTATCCTACCACGAGTACCCTAGCCTGCGCGCGGCAGCCCTGGCGTCCTGCGGACTCATGCTGTTTTGCCCGCCAGGCTTGAAACTCTTCTGTTCTTCGACACCCGTAGAGGGTGACTTCTCGGGAGCTTTGGCGCCGTTCGTGAGAGGCGCCTTGGCCGGAGCTTTCTCGGCTGCCTTGGCCGTGTCGTAGTCCTTGGACAGCTTCGGCTTGGCCTTAGCAAGATCCTCGAAGAACTTCTCGATGTCAGAGTCCTTGAGCTTTTCGAGCTGGGCTTCGGTGAAGTTCTCTTGGAGATGCCGAGCGAGCTTGGGGAGGGTATCCTCTACATAATCCGCGTCGATGTACTTACCGGCGATCTTGGAGATGCGCGCGTCTTCCTTCTCGACGATGTGCTGCTCCTGCATCGCCTTGTACGACCGCTTAGCTTCGTCACGCTCGGATCGAAGCCGCGCCGTGTCAGCCTTGTGCTTCTCTAGCTCGGTCATCTCCGCGCGTTTACGGGTCTCCTCGTCCGCCTCGAACTTGGCGAGACGGTCAAGTTTGCCCTTGATGTCGTCGAAGTCCTCCGTACCGAACTTCTCACGGAGCTGCTTCTTGGTGTAACGATCGAGCCTGGCGGTAAGGGCACGGGGGCTAAGCTCCAAAAGCTCTGCCCCCTCGGGGATTTCATCCCCAGCCTCAAGCCGGGTCTTGATGGACGCGGCATTGGACGGCTTAGCCGTATCAGACGGATCCGGTGCCTTGGTCTGTACCGCGGAAGTAGCGGCCATGGGGGCGGAAGCAGCGGATTTATCCCCGCCGGCAGCCTCCCCCGTGGTGGTTGTTGTTTGCGCCTCAGTCATGTGTTTCGCCTCGTAGTGGTGCGCTATCTACCGTAGTGGTAGATCAGCCGAAGTTGCTGGTAGCGGTGAGCAGCGCATTGACGTCAATCGCCGACACGATACCGAGCTTGAGCGTCACCTGCGAGACCGCATCGGCGACGAGGAACTGCACGGCCGTCTTCGCGAAGTTGAGCGCGCAGTGGCCCGACACGATGTTTGCGAGGATCGTGCCGACAGGATCGATCTTGGCGGCACCAGTGACCGTACCAAGCGTTACGTTGCACTCCATGAGCGAGACCGCGCCGGAAGCGAGAAGCTGGCCAGCAGCCGTGGGCAGCGTGAGGATGCCAGTTCCGGGGACGACCGGGAACGTTCCGACGAAGACGTCCTGCTTCTCGGGGAGGTACATCACGTCGACAGCAGTCCAAGCGTCCGCCGAAGCGAAGGCGAGGTCGCCGTTGGGGGCGATGGCGACATGGCCCGCAGCCGGAGCGACGAAGGCGACGCCTGTCGCGAGCGCAGCCGTGACCGAGAGCGGGCCGACCGTGCCGGATCCAGCACGAGCGTAGGCAGCGAGGATACCGCCAGGGGCCACCGGGAAGGACGCGGTGCCGCCCGGGGTTGCCATGCACTTCGCATCATCAGGGAGAACGATGGTCTGCGTCGATGAAACCTGCGGGCAAAGCTGCCCAAGGCTGTTCGGAACCGTCGCCGAAGGGGTCGTAGGCACGCCGTTGCGAACCCAGGTCGGAAGGGCGCGAATGACGTCACCGAAGCCCATGGCTCGGAGAGCGTCCATCATGGTGTTGAGGTCAGCGCGATCGAGCGCAACCTTCAGTGAGTTCGGCTGGATCGAACTGATCGTCATTGTCTGGATCTCCTACGTGTCTCTGTTGAACCTGAAGTTAGCTGTTGCCGTAGGCGGAGTATTCCACCTGACCGGCGCCCTGACATTCTAGCAGCGTGAGCGGAAGTGCCGGCTGGAACTCTAGCACCAACATCCCCTGCACCGGAATTGTTGACGTGTAGATCACTGTTGTTGTTGCAACTGTGGTGAACGTCAACCGAAACAGCATCGGTACGAGGGTGTGCAGTACAAGCGTGTGTGCCTGTGTGACCTGCCCAATACCCGTTGGGTTTGTGATCCCAGGGAGCGTCACAAACGCCGACGGGGAATTGACGTTGATCGAGGCGTCCCCGGTCGTTACCGCGAAAGGCTTATTCTCTGGGAGAAGCGTAATCGGAACGTTGCTCGTGCCGGTCGGCAAACCCCCAGCGTCTCCCGCGTTGCACGGGCCAGCGAGTAGCGCGCCGGTAAGGTTTACAGAGATAGGCACGATCAGCTCAGCGCATGCCCTTGAAGGGGGCCTTAACGCTGCCTACACGCATGGCGGGGCCGGCGATCTTGGCGCTGACGGGAGTGGGGTCAGCTTTGAGAACCTTACCGCCCATGGTCTTGGGGATCTCCTGGGGGTTCGCGCCGTTGTCGCCGGACTTCTGCGGGCGGTTCTCCTTGGTGAAGTCACGCGGGGGAGTCCCGTCCTCGCCGCTGTGCGGCTCTGTCAAGAAGTCGTGCCCGCCGCTTACGTTCGATCCGCCCATGGTGTTACCTCGATGGTTTCCGAAAGGGGAAACCTTGCCGGCTTCACCCGAGCCCAGAACAGTGCCCTCTTTGTTGCTCATCGTATCCTCCATGCAATCCTAGCACGACTTCCGTCAGTGCAGACCCTTGAAAGGGAGGCATGCCGGAGGAGATTCCGCAGTTTTCTGGTCCGGCTTCGGCCAAGGCAGGGGTGGAGACTGCGGCTTTGTCTCGTGCGTGGGTAGAGGTAGCGGATCCCCTGTGCGGTCGGACCGGAGTACAACCTTGCCGTGCGGCTCGGCTGCGGGGCCGTCAGCACTCGACACGTTCATCTTTGAGGGGACGCCCGGTTTCATGTTCTTGGCGCACATCTTGGTAGACCTAGCGTAGCACAGCGGTTACAGCGACCCCTTCGGGGTGTCCCTCGGGAGCGTTGGTGGCTTGATCGGAAACCCAGCTTCGGGTTGCTTCGCCCCAGGGGGTGCCTCTCCACCGGGAGGTCTATTGGGGCCTGACGCCTTTGGGTCGTCGGTAACTGGTGGTGGTGCGGCGGCAGCAGCAACAGCTTGTAGGTCTTTCGTCTTCTGCGCCTGCTTGTCCTTCGACTCCTTGGTAATCCGGTTCGTCTCGTCAGATAGGCGTTCGTCACGACCGAAATACTGCATTGTCAGCTCAGTAGCAGTCTGCGTAGACATGATCTGAGCACCACAAGTCGCTGCAACTAGTGTCGTAACAGCGAGTTGCTGGTCTTGCGCCGTTGGCGCAAAATACGGTGGCCATTGCGGCTCGATGTCATGGCCGAGTCCAGGTGTCCTTGGTACAAGCGTTTGGGTAGGCTCCGGTTGTGTACCGTCCTCCCCTCGCTCGCCCAGATCAGTCTCAACCCTGGGAGGGAGATTGATCTCTAGGTACACCTCTGTAACACCACCGTCGTCCGAGACAACTTCCATGGGCGTTTGAGCAGCTTTCTGCGCAACCTTCACCATGTTCGTGATCATGCGCGTGATCGATGTACCGTACTGCTCGCGGAGTAGATCGCACTTACCTAGCATCGGCGCGTAGAGCGACTTCATTGCAACGCTGCTTGTGCCGCTAGCCGTGACTTGTGCCGGGTCGATCTGGGTGCACTGCGCAACTTCGAGGATGTACTTCCTCTCCGCGTCCATGAGTGCAATACCAGCTACGATCGACGTACCAGCAAGCTCCATGTACTTCGCGTCACCTTCTACTCCGACGGTCAGCGCGTTGTCGGACCCCTTCTTCACACTCATACGTGACACGAAGTCCATGTCCATCTTGAGGACAAGGGTAGGATCTAAGTTGAGTGTTGCACCACGCACCACGACAGATGAAATCAGGTCAAGCGTATCGAACGATTCGTACAGGCCGTCGTAGTCGGGAAGACCATCAATGTCCTTGGAAGGAACGTTCTGGATCCACTCCAAGTGGACCACGCCGTCGTTGTGCTGCACACTGGCGTCAACGTCGGGAAACCAGTTAGGCTCCTTATCAGGCTCAACGCGAACGGGGAGGAAGACAACATCGGCATCCTCGTACCAGTCTCGCCTGTACCAGTACAAAACCCTGACAAGCTTACTTGTCTTAGGATCCCACTCATCCTCGGGAAACTGGTAGCATTCCGTGACGTGCTTTGGGATCAGATTCTCCCGGTCTCTCCAAGCGTGAACGTAGAGGTACTTTGCGTTGTGGACGCACCAATACGGTTTCCCATCGAGGAAACACCAAGAGATCACGGCAGTTCCGGTAGCACCGCCAAGCTGGCGAGCCAGCATCATCTTGTTGGGGAGCTGCCCAACACGGATCATGGTATCGATGAAATCTTGTGTCTCGTCGTCTCCGGCGACCTTCAACCTAGGGAATCGGTTTTCGCCGAAGAGCATCGCAGTAAAGGCGTTAACGATGACACGGCTCAGCCGGTACGGAGCTGAGGGTCGCCGGCTGCGCAAAGGGACGTAGAACGGGGCAGACTCAGCCCCCATAAGCGGCTGTGTTTGCGCTATACCGGCGCCAGACTGGATAGCCCTTCCCTCGAAGTCCCAACGCTTGTGATCGTGCTGGGTGGAATCGTAGTACGTTTGCTTTCGGTCCAGGTCCCGGTATCTCGGTGAGTCAAGGATCCATCGGCCTGCTTTAGCGTTCGCCGTTTGATCCCCAAAAGAGGACCTACCAACGGACTGCAAGCGGTGCGGGTCGAATACAGCCATCGGGTACTACCTCTGCGATCCGAACCGGGATTGAGCACTTCCGCGCAGCGGACCAGACCTTACGCCTGTATGCAGGAATGGATTCGCTGCTTGAGTCGGCTGGGATAGGATCTCATGCGTTTTAGCCGTTCTGCCGGACATGTCATGCCTGGGTATCGTGTCACGCGGATTGGGCTGATCTGGGTAAGGGCCGTCCGTAAGGGAAATAAGCTCTGACCCGATCCCGCGCAAAATCCGCGCCACAGACATTAAACGGTTACCTACTGCTCCGACTAGCGAGTTAGCTGCACGCCGTAGAAAACCCATACAGCACAGTAGCACGGTGTCGCTAGGGTTGAACAGCTACCGTACTTCCCTGAAGGTCACGTTGCAGTACATCGCGGACGAACCACACAACCCCGTGGCCAGAATGGTCAGCGTGCCGTTGGCCCGCACGGCACCCGAACGGTCGAGCGTGGTGGGGTAGAACTGTACGGGAACCAACGATGCTGTATCGACCGTCGAGCTACCACCTGACGTGCAGTTGCGTACGCTAGTGCCCATCGCGCTACCGCATCCGTTGGAGCATCGCACCCCGCGCGTTGTCGTTCGCCGGCTGCCCGTGCTCAAGTAGGGCCTCCAACCGGGCCACGCGCCTCTCCAGCGAGTCGTTGGCCGCCCGAAGGGTCAGCACCTCGGCCTGCAACCCAGACATCTCGGCACGCTCGCGCGCTAACTCGTCGGAGAGGTCGGACACGTCGGCTCGACAATCGAGCACCTGTTGCTCGACCTCTTGCACGGCACTCACGGTCGCGGCCACGAGTGGCATGGTCACGACCTGGTAGAGACCGTTGCCGCCCATGTGAACCGCTTGCGGGATGATGGGTAGCACCTCTTGTGCGATGAATCCTTCTTGCTGCTCAATGGGGTCAAACCCACTGCTAGGCTTGAAGCGCCAAAGCTTGGGGCTGAGCTGCATGAGTTCATCTATTCCAGTCTGTACCGGACCCTCAATGTTCTTTACCCGCGCGTCAGACACGGCGCACGAAATCACACCTGAAGAGTCGGTCTTAATGCCCGCCGCACAACTTATGGAGGGGACGGACATCGACGATGCACCTAGCATGTTGACGTCGCCCGCAGCGATATAGATCGCGTGATTGGTGGTCGCACCTGACGCGGAAAAGTAACCCGCATAATTCGTTCCGCCCGAGTTCGTGGCCCGCGCACGGGCGAATAGGCTGTACTCGGCACCGCTAGACGAGTCGGTGCCGATGTTGTCAAGATAAAGCAACCGAGAACCACCAGTGAGCGCTGAACTGTTGGTTGTGATCGTCAACCCGAACCCGCTCGTTAGCGCGTTCGGGTTAATATCCATCCCATCACCACTGGTCGCCGCGGTGTTGACCGTCACTCCCGTTCCAGATGTCGTGTTAGGCGTGAGCGTGAGGTTCTGAGTCGTATCCCAATCGGCCGCCACCACGTTGGGGTTGGCCGTGCCCGTAAGGATACGCGCGTGACCGCCGTACGTCGTCGCAGTCGGCCCGTAGGCGTCAAACTCGCCACCCGCGGCCCCTCCACCAAAGGGTGTCGCATAGGCGCCCGTGATAGCGATCTTCGATGACGCTCCCTGCCCCTGGATTGCTTGAGCGTTCTGGTCAAAGTAGAGATTATTGCTGATCATCGTGCGGAGCTGAGTCGTTCCGCTGTACGACGATACGTTCAAATAAGACCCGCCGTTCAGTTGCACGTCGAGGGCTTTGGACGACGCAGACTGTGCGGTCGTGGTCGCGTTGACGAGCAATCCAGTAAACGTGTTCGAGGCGTTGTTGAAGGTCGGGTGAATGGACACCCCCGCTTCTCCGACGCCAGTCAACGTGCTGGCCATCGACCAGTCGCCCGCCGTACTGTTGATCGCCTTGTTCGAGCCACCGCCCGAGGCAGTAAGTGTCAAGGCATTGTTCACGCTCGTCCCGCCCCCGTGGTCCGCGTTCGTGTTGCTGATCGTCGCCGCCGTGTTGGTCACGCCGTCCGCCGCCATCGTGCCAGAGAGTGAGACGTACAGCCCCTTATCGCCCGATTGAGCGGTCGAAGTCGTGGAGAAACTGGCGAGTGTACCGGATGTCAGCGCGTTGGCCGCTATCGAATGTCCAGTTCCAGAGGTCAATCCTGCCAACGTCTGAGAGAGCGCGGTGCCCGCTGTCTGGTATGCATCCGTCTGAGACCAGTCGCCCGCCGTACTGTTGATCGCCGTATTCATTGTGGCGCCGCTCGCAGTCAGCGTTAGGGCCACGTCGGTCGTTCCCGTATCGGTGACGGAAGATGTGATCCCCGTGGTGGTTACCTGATTGATGTGCGCGCCGGACATCGACACGTATAGACCCGTCGGAGACGTGTGTGCGACTGACGTGTCCGTGATACTTACAACCTTGCCTCCGGTCAGATCGTTCACCTGTGGGGTAATCGTCAGTCCGGTGCCAGCGCCCGTTGCAGGAGCGAACGTGCATTGCTGAGACGTGTCGCACGACAGCGACGACACCGCGCCAGCGCCGCTTTGAAGTGCAATCGCGGAGGCGGCTTTCAGAGTGAGGTTGCCCGTGGTGGTCTGCCACGTCGCAGCCGCTCCCTCGCTGATGTTGCCCGCCGCAATGCTGATCGCATTGTTGGTCGTGGCGCCGCTCGCACTGAGCTTGATCGCGTCGTTTTCCGTACCCGCGTTCGAGAGCGTCGAGTACACGCCGACGGATGTGCCCGCGCTCGTCCCACCGGACTGAGTAACGTAAAGCCCCCATGGGCTGGTTTGCTGCGTACCCGTGAATGTGATCGACTCACCGATGCCATTGGTAATCGAAGACGATGCGATGCTGTTCCCCGTGCCGCTCGTCAGACTATTGGCCGTTTGGGCGAGGCATGTCGTGGTCGTGGCCGCGCACGCCTCGGTGACGGCGCCCGTTGACAGAGCAAATGCGCCGCTCGACTGCGACATGTCAAACGACGCATTCCCGCCGGGGAGTGCGTACACGCGACCGTGGTTGAGTTGAATGCAGTCGTTGACCGTAGTGCCGTTCGCGGCATTGCACGACAGCGCGACGTTCGAGTACCCACCGTTGACGATTACGTTCGCGTATTCGCCGTACGTGTACGGGTTGCCCGTTCCCGCATCGCCATCCCAGGTGGATTCGATTGCGATGTTGCCAGCGCCCCCCGTCGGACCCACGTACATGTGAACACGCAGACCCTCGCCAGAGTTCACGCCAGTTGAGTGCGACGTGATGCTCTGACAATGCCCCGAGGTGAGGCCATCGCACGAAAGGCCAATGCCATCACCGCTCGTGGGAAGTGCACCACCGTCGAATACGATGGGGGGCTCGATCTGCGGACCGGCGGGCCCCGTTGCCCCAGCGGTTCCGGTAGCACCCGTTGCCCCAGCGGTTCCGGTAGCACCCGTTGCTCCAGCGGGAAACCCGCCGTCGACCGTAAGCGACCCAGCGTAGAGCGGCCCGCTCACCGTGAACGCCAGCGCGTTCACGGTGGAGTGCAGGAGATCCACACCAAGGACTTGCGTCCCGCTCGCGGTCTGGACCGATAGCGCTTGCGTGGAGCCGCCGCTCGCGCCCGAAGCTCCGATGAGAAGCAGTTGGGGAGTAACGGTTAGGCCCGCATCGGGCACCGAGCCCGTGGGGCCAACGAGCAGTACCGGCGTTTGGAGCGGGAAGGGGTTGCCCGCGATGGCGGCACCGAAGATTAGCGTGGGGATCGCGACCCAGGGGAGCGTGTAGACGAGCTTACGGAGAGCATTTCGAGTAGAGGTTCTCATGTGTTTGCTCTCAGGCGACCGGGTTGGTGTCGTAACCGATCCCGACCAACGGGAAGTCGGAGATCGGCGTGTACGCGGTAAACTTCTGTGGGGTGGAAGAGATCCCGTACGCGAGCCCGAGCGTGACCGGGATGCTCGTCACACCCTTGTCCCGGTTCCCCAGCCCATAACCGAGCGGGATCACCCACTTGGGTACGTCGTTCGTCGCCATCGCGGTCGCCTTGTCCATGACCAACAAGTACGCGGGTGCGGTGGACGGAACCGCAACGTTCGCACAGTTGCACTCCATCGCGCGGAAGTGCCCGGCACCCGTGAACGCGGGCGTGGGATTCGCGACCGCACCCCCGACCGCGCCGAAGATAAAAGCACTCTGAACCGGGTAATCGGCCGCCGTGGTGACCTTGCCGCTGACAAGCCACGGGCTGGCCCCACCCGCGCCTTGCGCCACGGTGCCGATGTTCCCGCCCGTGCCCGTCCCTTCAGCAGTCAAATCGGCTGCTACAGCGAAGACATGCGCGCCGCTGGGAGCTGCCCCGGGGTCGGTAACGACGAGGCAAAGCGCCAAGCTGCCGCCGCCGGATAGCACGTTACCGTTCGGAGCTACCGTAGCAGGGAGCTGCGACACCACGTCGAAGAACGTGGCAACACCGGCAGCGATCGGGGTAGACGCTCCGATCTGGATCCAACCTGTGTGGTACTCCCAGAAGTAGAGGGCGCCTGTCAGCGAGTACGACCCACTAGGAGGTAGGTACGTGACTGCGATCCGCTGCGCCGGCCACCCATTCGTGTCAGTGATACGTGAAAACAGGATATTATCCTGCGACGATAGCGGAGGAATAGAGGGGATCGTGTCTGACCCAAGCGCCGTTCCGCCGCCGCCCTTGTACCTGGTGAAGCTACACGGAAATTGCATTACGATCCTCTTGGTTACCTAGAGACAGAGAGAGCGGCCCACTGCACCCGGAGTCCTGCCCCTTGTCCGTAGAGAGCAAACGGGTAGATACCCTCGGATCCCATTGTGATCCTACCGGACCCGGTTACGGTCCAGCCACCGGCCTTGTCAGGAGCCCGAAGTGCCCTGAACGTCACCATAGGATCATCCGAGACTAGCCCGGCTCGGTACACGGTGGCCTGATTGCCGTCAGGCACTACCCGGAGGAACCCATCAAAACCGAGATCGGGATTCTCTACGATACGGGAAAGAAGCTCTGGGTCCGCAGTGAGACGGATCGCCCAATGCAGCCGTGTAAGGTCCGATCGTGAGTAAATGCACATCGGGCAGATCATGCTGGTTACCGGGGAAGGTAGCTCCCAACCGGATCCCCAGGAGCGAAAGTGATACCCACCAACACCGGACAAGCGGAACAAGTCCGGCTCGACAGGGAGAGAAACTACGCCTGTAGCGGCGAGTTGACGCGCTTTTCCCTCTTCGATCACTGCCCCTGGCCAGTACGTACCGGACGGGTCACTTACGACAACGTGCTGCTGCATGGTGGTTTCGCCTCCCGTAAAGCGTAGCATAGGCGGCTGTGGGCCCGGGTGTACTGAACAGGGGTACAGCAGAAAGAAAACTAGAAAAGGCTGGATCTGGGTGGACTACCGTGCGACACTAATGTCCTGGGCGTTCCTCGGGGCAGCTAAAGGAACGACAGCATGCCTGAAGTCAAGTACGACGCCGAGTACACCCCCGATTTCACAAAGTATCCGAAGGTGAGCCTTGCCCGGCAATACTCTGGGTCGGCCTTGGACAAGGAGCTAGTGAGCATGCTCCGTGATGCACGCGCAGACGCGGTGAGAGCTGTTCGTGCTGAGTATGCGGCGGAGCTTAGGTCACGTTACGGACGCGGGTTGCAAGCAGACGCCGTTCTGGTTGAACCAGTAGAAAGGACTTTTAGTGAGTAAACGCACACAGAGTCTTCGCACATGGCCGATATTCTTCTTCTGCGAAGAGGTCGAGCGTGAGCGGGAGATGCGCGACGCGCCAAGAGGCGGGCAGCACGTAGCGGGGTGGCTTTGCCCAATGATTCTCGCTAGCCCCCGAATTGCTGGGCAGCTTGCGGAATCATTAGGCAGCCGCGTCAATCTCCTTCCTGTGCCCGCAGTGGGGGCACGTCCCGGCGGCTGGGTACTTGCCGGCCAGCAGCTCGTCGACACCGACCTCGGCCAGACGTGCGACACGGAACGCCATGCTGGCGCTCGGCGCTCGCTCCGTACCGATCTTTGCCAGGTACGTCGCCTTGAAGCGGAGCGCTCGTGCTAGTGGCGCCCAGCCACCGCAGCGCATCCGAAGGAAGCGAAGGGCGGCACGCACGTTCGCCTGCTCGGCCGTGGTCAAGTCGGAGGCGTTCACGCGGCCCCCTGGAACATCGGCTCGTCGATCCCGAGTTCATACATGGCGTGCACCAGGACCGTGAGGTTGTAGCAGAGCATCTTGCACAGCACTTCGTTGACCTGGGCGACCGGGCACTTGCTGCGCACCGACCCGCCGAGCAGGCGCTTGATCGCGGAGAACGCCGTCTCGACGTTCGACCGTCGGTGGTAGTGCGCGAGGAACTCGTCGTGGCGGTAGAGGAACAAGCCCCACAGGCGCCGCCAAGCGGCGGGACCGGCGGCCTTGCTATTCGACTTGAACGGGATGTATGGGATGGCGCCGACCGCTTCGATCGCCGTCAGGTTGGCGCGGCTCAGGTACGCCTTGTCGGCCGACACCTCGGCGAGCGCGAAGCGCTGGGCCGTACTCGACACGAGCGCGGGCAGCTCCGGGCAGTCGTTCGACGTGCTGTCCGTCACGCGGACCGCCGTAACGATGTTGGTAGTGACGCCCACGCAGGCGTGCGCCTTGACCCAGCCGTGCTCCTTCATCTCGCGCCCGTACTTGTGGTCGTACCAGCGGTGGTACGTGGCGGTGCCGAAGCCCGTGGAGTCAACGGCGAACGCCGTCTCGATGGCGGCCAACGGGGAGGCGCTCTCCTCGATGAGCGCGGTCAGGAGCGGCGTCATGTCGGCCCGCTCCATGTAGTTGAAGAGGCTGTTGTAGTGGGGCGCCCGCTCAATCTGCCCCCTGGCGGCACACTCGCGGATGTCCGTGGTAGCTCGGCGACCCGAGACGGTCGTGTAGACCTTCATCGCCATCCCGAATACGGCGTCCGACAACGCGATCGGCTTCGGGCCGCGTCCGGGGTGCGGCGGGTTCACGATGCCGTCGCAGAGGTTGCGCAAGAGCGCCTGCACGATGGCCTTCTCGTTACACTGCGCGGCGTTGTAGTTCGGCCAGTCCTGCACGTACGTCTTGCGCGTGACCTTCACGGACTGCGTGACCACGGTCGTCCCGTCGGGCGCCGTCTCGGTGGTCTGCGAGAACTCGACGGCCCACAGGTGCTTGCACTTCGTCCGGCGCAGTTCGTGGTCCGGGCACGTGCACGTCGCGGCCAGCGTGTTGACGATGTAGCCGCCAGCGTTCGCTTGCGAGGGCACCGTCCAGGTCGACCCTGAGATGCGCTTGATCCGCCGGTCGTTGGCGAGCGCACGGCCGCGCTCCTGCCGCACCACGTGCCCCTCGGCCGTCACTTCCAAGGGAGCGGTCGTCTCTCCGTTGTTCATGATGAGTATATTACTACTAGGTATACCCTTCGTCAAGGTCCGGGCGCGGATATACTCTCGCTAACTGACTTGACAGGACATCTGAACAGTCATACCGTAGTGGACCATGGGGATGGTTAAGCTAGACGGATACGAGTGCGAGAGGTGCGGGCACACGTGGCTCCCGCGAGACCACGCGGCTGCCGAGCAGGAGACGCCGACGGTCTGTCCGAAGTGCAAGAGCCCGTACTGGAACAAGCCGAGACAGCAGGTCCCGGTGCCCGTAGCGAAGCGGAAGAAGAGGGTGGCGGCTAGATGAGCAACAGAACAGCAGGCTTCTTGTGGGGGAGTCCTGTGGAGAACGTTGTTGGTTCAGGTGTGGGGATGATGGGGAGAGATCGACATGGGAACCGCTGAGAAAACGTGCGAGGCGCTCTCGCCACCTGGTCAGCTCCACCTGATCGTCAACGAGCCGGTGACGCCCAACGCCGACACATGGGTCGTTGACGAGCGCGTTGACGTCAGCCGTGGTCGCGGTCTCACAGCGATTGGCAGGGGGCTCGCAGGCGCGACGACTCTCGTCACGGACAGGGCCATCGTCGCGCGCGGCGACTCACTCCAACTACTCAAGTTGGTCCCAAGCGCCTCGGTGTCGCTGATCCTGACCGACCCCCCGTACCACTCCACGAAGAAGGCCAACATTTACGGGGACAAGTCATTCGCAGAAGACCGCGAGTACATCTCGTGGATGCGCGGATTCGGTGCAGAGTGGCAGCGTATTCTCAAGCCCAACGGCGCCCTGTACGTCTTCTGCGCCACTGCTATGTCAGCTCAACTTGAGGTAATGCTGAGCGAGTTCCTCAAGCCGCTGAACCACATCACGTGGACGAAGCCGAACGAGCCCGGGTTCGACGGCTGGAAGGGAAAGATGTCGAAGGAGTCGCTTCGACGCTGGTACCCGCATTCTGAGCGTGTGCTCTTCCTGGAGCAAGCGACAGGGGGCGATGGGCGAAGGTCGACGCTCGGGCAGTTCCTCCGCGAGAGACGCCTCGTCTCCAAGCTGTCTGGTCACCGCGTAACAGAGTTGACCGGCGAGTACGGCGCCGTGAATCACGGCGGCGCGATCTCGAATTGGGAGACTGGTCGCAACATCCCAAGCCGCGAGCAATATCGAAAGTTCGCTGAGGTCTTGGAGGCCACGGGGAAGGTAAAGACCATGCCTGCCTACGAGGACGTCGTGCGGCCGTTCAACATGTCGGGCGACCTTGAGTACACGGATGTATGGACGTTCCCGTCGGTGCGTCCGTACGAGGGCAAGCACCCGGCAGAGAAGCCGATCGATATGCTCTGTCACGCGATTGAAGCGTCGACTTATCCAGGTGACATTGTACTCGACTGCTTCGCCGGTTCTGGCGCGACGGCCGTCGCTGCGCTGGCATCTAACCGGCGGACCGTCGCCATCGAGATCGAGGAGGTGTGGGCTCGTAGAGTGACTGAGCGCGTGTCCTCTTCCGAGGACGCCGCGCCGGAGAAGAGGTCACGGCGTAAGCCAGCGCGGACTCAGGGGCGCCTGTTCTAATCGACGATCTTGTTGCGTCTGAGGACTTTGTGCATCCACTCAAGCGTCTCAGTGATCCCGGAGTCTTTGACCACCACGTTGCAGTGGTGGTGCCCCCACCCGAGGTTGTGCGGCTTGTGGTTCGACTTGCCCACCCGAAGCTCCTGCAAGTGGAACAGGCTGGCCTCCGTAACGGCTTGGTCAAGAGTCGCGCGTCCAGCCGCCTGCGTGATCCGCGTGAGAAGCGCCGTGGCGGACATCTCTTCGAGGCAGAGCGGGCACGTCGTCACCCCCTGCGCATCCACCACGCGGAGGTCGGCCAGTCGCGCGAGATCCAAGAGCTTGCCGATACGTGCCGCGTCGAGGACAGCGTCGCGGCGAAGTTTCGCGTCACGAGCCGTCATCCCAGACGCCACGGCCGTGTCTATCGCGTTCTTGCACAGCCAGAACAGGGCCTCCAACTGCGTGCGGCAAGCGTTGACGTTCGCGGTCGAAGCGTACTCGTACACGCGGATCCCAGCGCCCTTCGAGCTAGTCGTCGTGAAGCCCGCGAGCACCTTCTCACGCCCTTCCGCCGTAGTGCCGGAGATCCGCGCGATGTAGGACCCGCCAAGCGGAGGGCGCCGCCTCGTGGCGACCTCCCACCCTCGCAGAGTCGGGTCGTTTGCCTCCCATTGGTCGCGCGTCTCGTAGAAGACCAGCGCATTCTGACCGAGCGTAAGCCCTCGCTGCGCAAGTTCATTGTCAGGGTTGACGGTGCCGAAGTACCACGCGGGCTCTACGAGGACGATGTACCCGTTTTCGTACGCGGCCGATCCGTCGTCTGGGATGGTGCAGCCCTCCCACTGCCCGAGTGGAATCAGCACCGTACTGTAGCGAGCCACCCGATTCTGGAACACCTCATCGTCGTCGGCACCGCGCGTCTGTCCCGTCTTGTAAATTTTGGTTTTGAGGAGTTTGGGAAGGTTCGGAAGTCTGGCCACGCCGCGAAGCGTGCCGATGTGGGATACGGTAGGCCAAGTTCATTGGTCTACGCACCGCGCAATTATTGGGCAGCGAGGCGAATTGCTGGGCAGGCGGGAATCATTGGGCAAAGCCTAGCGGGGTCACATTCATACTTCTCTGGTGTGCCGCCGCACGCTTTCACGCGGCTTGAGTGGTGGGCGCGTGAGTTCCGCAGTATTCTCGGCGAAAAGGAGTAGGTGCATGGGGTTCCACGAGAAGAAGCTACGCGAAGTCATCGAGATCACGGTCGAGGGGAAGGAGGCGGTCGACTCACTCAAGGGAGAAAACGTGCGTGAGGTCATCGCGAAGGCAGCGCTGGAGCATATCAAGCAACTTGTAGCGCCTCGCGATCAGTTCGACCGATGAGCCACGGGCCATGTGCTGCGCACAGATGGTCGCCATGCCCTGGCTTTGGGGTCAAGGACACGTACCGATGCACCCGCTGCAAAGCTTTCGGTCGATCCGTAGCGGGCAGGGTGCGTGTATTCACATGCACCCACGAAAGCGGGTGCAAGGCCGATGCGAATGGGCGCGTAGGCAATCAGGTGCTTTGTTGGAAACACATGGAAGGGGGAAGGTGCGTGACATGGCTGTACGGGCTGAAACTGATGCAGAGCGAGCGGTGGTTGACGCGCGGATTCTTGCCGTCGTTAAGAGTGGCGTAACCCGCAGTGAAACGATCCGAGAAACCGCGCAGATGTACGAAGCGGAGGTCGAGCGAGCGCTTCGTCGTATGCGAATCGCGAAGAAGATCATGTTCACTCCCGGCGTTGGCTGGGAGGTTTTTTCCCGAAGGAGGCTAGCGTGAACTCTGAGAAAAGAGTCCCTAAGTACACCCCACCGTCTACGCCAGAGCGGCGGTCTGAGCACGCCCCCCAAAACACTAGCGACACTGTGAAGATTACGCCGACGGGTGAACCGACGGCGGTCCGCACTGTCATGGAGCGCGAGCTTCGCGAGGCCATGGGCGGCAGCGACGACAACGCGGCGACGTGGGGCCAGATGCTTGGCGTCGTGCGCGCGCTGGAGGTGGCGTGATGGTCGCCGAGGTGCCGACCGAGTACGTGGAGGGCGAGTGGCGCTGGCCCACCGACGACTCCAACCCGGCTGCGGTGGTGACGTACTCGGAGGAGCCTTCTCCCGAGACCGGGCACGTTGGCTGGATGTGGTGGGCGCTCGGCGCGATGGGTGACGCGCCCACGTACGAGGCGGCGTGCACCGCTGCCGTCGCCGAGATTCAGCGACGCATGGACGACCGGATGGCAATCCTATGAATGACGATGATCTGCGGCTTGCCCCGGCCGGTGCGTCCTACGCCGCGTGCGCGGTCTGCCTGCGTATGACGTTCAATCGCATCGCAATTGGAGACGGGCATGTACCGTTGTGCTCCGGTTTCTGCCTACAGGCGTGGCCAGGCGCGCGCGCCATGGAAGCGAAGCAGCCAATCGACGAATGGGCCGGCAACGCGCTCAGGCAGGCCGTCATCAACACAAGCCTCGGAGCTTTCTGTTTCCCGCCCGGCCGGTGTCCGACCCGATGTGACCACGACTCGCAGTGCACGCTGCCCCCTGGCCACGGAGACCGTCACGAGACTGAGCACGGGTGTATCTGCTACGACCCGCGCGACAAGGCGCTGAACGACGCTCTTTCGGGCGAAGCCGACGCGGTTCGTCGCGCGGAGTCTGCTGAGCTTGGCTGCGAAATCGCCTACAAGCGCGAGCCGACGCAGGCCGAGGGAGATGCGCACGAGTACCGGCACGATCAGAGCATGGGGGCGTCGGAATGTATCCGTGAGTGCCATGTGCCGATGGGCAATCACCACGGCCACCGCTGTCCGTGTGGCCGTTGGGTGTGGGGCGGGCCGACTGTCTGTCAGCGGTGCGTGGACGCCGAGGCGGTCAAAGCCGCTCTCCTGCGCGCCGACGCGGACGCCAAAGCCGAAGCCGCATGGGAAGGGCTCTACAACGAGCGGAACCGGCTTTGGCGGGAAGAGGCGGATCGCGTTGGCGCGGTGACGCTGTTGCTCGAACAAAACGGGTGTGACTGTGACTGCGATCACGACGCCGAGAGTCACGATTCCGACTGTGAGCGGTGCCTGGCCTGCCGCATTTCCTGGGCGATAGAAACATGAGTTCGTGCGCCGCAACAAATGCGAACGCGGCGGACGGGCGGACCGCGGAAGTTACGCGCGTCGCCACCGATGGCGCAGCGAACGCATGCAGCATGCTCTACGGCGCTTGATGGCGGGCCGCTCGCGCGATGGGATATCGCCGCTGCATCACCTACACGCTCGCCGAAGAGCGTGGCGATAGCGTGCGCGCCAGCAATGGTGCGCCGGCCGCAATCGTGTAAGGGTGGAAGCAACCGAAAGGATGGAAGCCATGAACACACTAGCGTTCATCTTGATCGCGCTCGCCGTGCAGTCATGGGACCGAGACCGGCGCGAGCCCGTGTTCGACGTCGCGCCATACGTGAACGTGATCTGTCCTTTGATCAGCCCGGTGGAGATCAATTGGGGGCAGCACGTCGACTACATGCCGGACGGCAAGAAACAGACATGCACGGCCGTACGGGTTACGTGCAACTACGGGGGCGACGGGCCACCAGTTGTACTCAGCTTCGCACCCGCGCGTGACTGTTCGTTCTTGGAGGACCTATGAAGACCACCATGACTAAGAAGGAGTGGATACCTATCGCGCTCGCGTGCATGGTTCCACTATTCCTCGCGTTTGAGCAAGGGCGCGCCTTTGGCGTGCGTGAGACCGAGCGCGAATATCAAGCGATTGTCGCGGCCCACAGCGATCAATCGGACCCGCGCCCAACTCCCGTCAACTGGAAGAACGACGGAGAGTGGACGGATCTAGAGGCACCCTGCGGCAATAATAGCTGGTACTGCTTGGAGCGAATATGCCGGTTTCACCATGGCGGCCCGTGGGACCCGGACTGGTGCGATCGCCAAGTCGTACGTGGAATAACAGTCTCATGGTAAGGCGACTAACGATCGTCATCGAGTCGGGCGAGACGACGTGCGAGATTGTACCTGGGGTGTGGTGCGAGCACGTAGGCGCGGTGATGATGGGGACCATACCCGTGTGCCTACTGTTCCCGTCGAATGGTGGTTCTCACACGATTCTCAAGGAAGACAAGTCTGGTTGGATTCAGAGGTGCGATGCGTGCTTGATAGCCGGAGGGGAGTAGGACTGTGACGAGCATTCTTGACGTCTTCCTTGTGACCGCGGTCGGGGTTCTGATCGCGTTCGTGCTGGAATGGTGCTTGCCTAGAGGCCGGCGTAGCTGAGATGGAGAAAGCAATGAAAGACGAGAACACAAAGCCTAAACACCAGCAGGCCGAGCTGAGCAAGCTATGGCCAGGCGATCCAAACCCAACCCACTCTGGAGATACCGCCGGTAGTGGTGCAATGTTCTGGGCAAGGGAAGCTACGCCGCGAGCCGAGATGTCTCACCAGGCATTCTGGGACAAGAGCTTCTTCGAGATGCTTCGTATCGTGTCTAGTCGGGTAGAGAGCGAGAACTACACGGGTCTGAGCTTGGTGGAGTCTGCCGCGAGGCTTGCAGACCAAGCCTGTGTGCTTCGGGACGAGGCGCGAGATGGCAAGCGCTAGAACCGCGCGAGATGCCGAGAGAGCAGCAGCTCGGGCAAGTACCAAAGTTAAGATCCTTACCCCGGAGGTGCTGGAGCGATGCCGTAGAAGGCACGCAGAGGGAGTGACGATCGCCGCGATGGCAGCGGCTCTAGGTGTGTCAAAGGGGCAACTGTCGCTGCGGATGCGAGACATGGAGAAAGACGGAGACCTGTGACTTTCGCGGACAGGGAGAAAGCCGCCGCGTCCTTTGGAATGATCCGAGGTCGCTGCGGCGAGCCGTTCGCGCAGAAGGTGTCCGACGCGACTGCGGGAAAGCCGGACGGAGCGATAGTAGTCGACGCGATCTGTACGGCTTTGCTGATGTTGGAAAGTGGTGCTGAGAGCAGCCCGTACGGTTGGATGAGTTGGCGCCCTACAGCAGCCCAGTACAGGTGGGCAGCCTACTGCGTGGTCAAAACTGCGTACCCAGACGTACCGTTCCTGATAACAACCATGGAGACAGCATGACGGACAAGACATTCGGTAGCGTAGTGGACCACGGTGGGGCACGAGAGACTGCGACCCCTGGTGGTGGAGAGCGTGAGTCGGCGGCAGGGAGGGGACGCTTCGACTTGGTACCACCCTACCCGATACTTCGCCTAGCCCAGCACTACGAGCTAGGAGCCATGAAGTACCAGGATCGCAACTGGCAGAAAGGGCTTAAGCTATCCCGGCTGCTGGACTCGGCTGAACGACACCTGAACACGTTCAAAGACGGGGATAGGTCTGAAGACCACCTCGCAGCAGTTCTGTGGAACATCGCTGGGTACATGCACACAGAACGGGAGATCCGTGAAGGACGGCTGCCAGCAGTTCTGAGAGACGTGCCTTGGGAAGACTCGATAGCCGTGAAACCGAAGCCTGCGAAGTAGGAAATCGGGGAGCCTCGTACCTTTCCCTACACAGGTGCCGAAACTGCGAAATCAGGAAACTGCGCACCTTTCCCTACACAGGTGCCGAATCCGAAATTGAAATTGAAAAATTAGTAGGTTTTGACTACCCTCCCGAATCAGCACACCCGCACCTACACTTGCTCACCCCCTGCCATATCGGCCACTCGCCCACACGCTTGCCTACATGAACAAGCGATCAGCCTGGCATGAACAGATGTTCAGTGTAGGCAAAGGTCGCAGGCCAGCCCTGATCGCTTGTTCAGTGCAAGCGGTCCTACTTGTGTTCAGTATGTTTCACGTGAAACATACTGAACACGCGAGCAGCAGGCCCCTCCCTACCGATTGGTAGGGAGGGTTTGGCATGCCTTATGCCTTGCCACGATGCGCGAGAAGCCTGCTAGGTGGCAAGGATTCGATCTAGGGATGGGAGGCAGCCTGGGATAAGCGAGATCTTGCGGAATAGCCGTACATGTATGGCAATGACTATACGTTGCACTATGTGACAAGGCATATAGCGTCACGTATGGCCACATAGTGCAACGCAAGGCAACATACGTCATCTAACCCGGTCATGCGGAGGTATATGCGGAGGTATATGCGTCCATGCGAATGAACGCATAAAAGATCAAGCTGGCACGCTCTCCTCGAGGTGGGGCGTCACGTATGGCCAGGGATGGGAGCCAGGCCAGGGGGGGTAAGAAAGCTTCCAAAGTACGATTTATTCCCTTTGGATCTCGCACACTTACGATCGTAGCACGATTACGACGTAGACAAGCTAGGTGGCTGGCGGCATAGTCCTCTTACCGCTACGGAGCGGGGCGGAGGAGCAGGTAGCCGAAGGGTGAGCCTGGCCAGGACATCCTCTGCGCCGCGCGCCGCTCGCATGTCGCGAGCTGCTCTGAACGAGCACAGCCCCCGACCGGGGCACCCTAGTGGCCCTTTTAAGGCGACTAGGACAGGCGGGGTAGCCAAAAAAAAGCACCTCGCCTGTCCTAGTCCCTGCCCTACTACGCGATACAGGGACACGGCGTCACCCAAATCGGCGGAATCTCTTTAGATTCCGCTGGTTTGGATGCCTCCGTGTTACGGGAGCAGATTTGAGGACGGTAGTGATCCACGTATTGTCACGTATGGCAACGTAGGGTCACTCCAAACATACGTGTAGGTGAGTAACCTACAGGAGAACCAACATGGCAAAGCAAGCAAAGCAAGCAAAGCAAGCAAGCAAAGCAAAGCAAGCAAAGCAAGCAGAGGAGGCAAAGCAAGCAAAGCAAGAGGCACAAGGAGCAACAGCTCTTGTGCCTCTTGCTTTGACTGAACAAGCGGAAGAGGAACTATCCTCCGACGATCTAGTGGAGGAAGAGGATCCATGTCCGCCGACCGACGCCCAAGGGGAGGTGATCGCGCACGCGCCCGCGAGCCCCGCATACGTGCGAGACGCTACGGGCGCATACCCCGTGGCCGTAGCGCCGAATTTCGGTGGCACGGGCGCGACGAGGGAGGAACGGCTCGAATACAACAAGCGAAACCAAGCTTGGCGAAAGGGGCTACCCTTTCCTATGTTGGTAAACCTCCGGATGGCTTCAGCCCTAGAAGCGCTGGCTTCAGTATCCGGTGACGTTACTGCGTCGCTTGGGGCGGGCGACGCATTCGCGGAGGGGTTTCGTGGCTGGTTGGCCGCTGGGCAGCGGCAAGCCAGCGACGCACTGTCGCTCCCTGATGCAAAGGTTCGGGCGACCACACGGGTCGCCCGCAAGGGCTTCGCTCCGATGGTAGGAGTGTGGTGCCGACTGAGTGTGACGGCCCTCGATCGGATCGAGGAGGAGACAGCGGACCGGCCGGCGGACGAGCGGCTGGAGATCGTAGCGGAGGACGGGAAGGCTAGGTTCCGTTGCCGCACTAATACCGGAAAGTTTCGGCGCGTATGGATCAAGGACATGATCGCAGCCTGAGACTTCCTGATACTTCGTTCAGTGCGAGCCTAATCCGCTACCGCTACCGTGACAACAAGGTCACGGTAGCGGCTTAAACGTGCTCTGAACACTTACATTGGAGGATATTGTGGACGAAAACCAGATGCGAGACTACGCGGAGCGAAATGAAACACTCCGTGGGATGGGGGAGGTCCTGGCGAGCGAGACACGGAGGGGAGCACGCTACCTCTCACGGCGCCAGCGAGAGGTGAGAGCGCGGGAATCGGAATCGGAATCGGAAGCGGAGGTGGATTTTGACCTCCTGTAAACAGACGGCGGTTGAGGACTATCCGGCCATGCCGAACCTTCCTACGACCGACATCGTGGAAGGTGGATGGTCCGCCGCATGGCGGACAAGGGCGGCGGTCTGGGCTCTCTGGTCCGACAGTGACCGGCGGGCAGGCAACCTCGCTGCCCGTGACATCGCGCTGGACGGGTGGGTCTCCTGCCTCCGTAACGCTAGGGAGGCTGAAGACCTTGAACGGGCGGCTTTGGCAGCGGATGAGGCTTTGGAAGCCTACCGCGCAAAGCACGGGGGCGGCTTTGACGGCGGATGAGGCTTTGGAAGCTGCCGCCGCCGCTCTGCTCCTGGTAGTTGGGGCCTGGGGGGCGTGGCTCATGCTCTCCCTACCGTTCGGGCACTAGGGGATAGGACGGATCCACGGAGCGAAGCTGGGAACGGTTTCGCTCCGTGAGTCTTTGCTGTAACCTACGGTAAACACTAGATAAAGAGGATAGCTATGAGAAAAGGTCATGCACGGCGAGTCCGCGACCAGTACGATTTCACCGTGGTTTCGAGCCCGAGCGGCCCCCGGTCCGAAACCTATCGACTGGACGCGGAGCTTCGCCGCAAGCCGGTTAAGACCGGGAGACATCCCAAGATCAAGGAGGATAGCAACTACCGCGCGAGCGGTCCTACTCCCTGAACGGTAGCAGCTGAACGTAGAGGGACCGACCTGTCGGCGTAGGTCGGTCCCTCCGGTTTGTCTGCAACCAACGGAGGAAGATATGATCGAAAAAGAAGAGATTCGCGGGAAAGCTCGTAAAATCATGCCGGAGTTCTATGACGACGCTCTTGGCGTTAAGCCGATCTCCGCTAGGAGGGTCCACGTCGACCGTCAGGGATACGTGGACCGAGGTCGACGGTACTTTGGCACGGGCGCTCCGCTTTACCGCGTCGAGTGCTCAGAAGGCGAGATCGTTTGGGTTCGCGCCGAGAGTGCGAAAGAAGCGAAGATGGAGGCGGAGCGCCGCCCTTACTATTGGGGAGTCGAATGAATTCCTTCGTAAAGGGAGATCCGGTTCAAGTCTACTCCGTATGGGCCAGTAATGGCCCGGTCAAGCCTCCTAGCGCGGCTTGGTTCAGCGGGTTCGAGTTTGAGCGGTGCGACGGTGGCACGATCCTTGTCCGCGAGGTCCGTGACGGGCTGTTTCACGGGTTGCTCATCCGATACCCTGAGCACTGTGTCCGAGCGTTCCAGTAGAGACGATCGGAAGGAACCTGGGAACGGGTTCCTTCCGGCGGTCTACGCTGCAACACAACGGGATGAAAGGATATTTTATGATGATTCGCGAGACACGGGATCGGTTGGTTCTGAGCACCAACCCTCTGGTGCGAGACCGTGCGATGTACTTGCACACCCCACCTAAGCTTCGACGTGGGCCAAACCCGCCGACCGTCGAAACAAGCTTCACAATGGCAACTCTGGAGGTTGCCCGTCACCGGCTCGCTTTCGGATGCTCCGGTGATCGGGCAGCGTACACTCTCCGGTTTCAAACCGGATCCGACAAGGTGAGGAACCGCGCTAAGCGCGTTATGCCAGAGTTTTACCCTGGCGAGACCCACGCCACGGAGCAGAAGACCGATACGTGTGAGAACCCGTCGGTTGTCTTGCTCACGGGAGAGCACGACAGCGGGTCAAGCCGTTGGCGCCGTGCGAGAGGGTTCTGTTTCTGGTTCGGCGCTTGCTCAACGATAGAGGTCATCTGCTATGGCCGATCATTCGAGGACGCGGCAGAGTGGGCGTTCGGGTACGTTGCGGAGCAATTCCCTGGTCTGGTCGTCTCGGATGAGCAAATGGATGAGTACCGCTCCGATGCTCGCGAAGAGCTTGGGTTTCCTGCTGAGGGAGACCTGACCGACGAGCAAAACGAGCAGGTTTGGGAGCTTTCTAAGCAAGACCTGATGTCTTTTGACGGCTGCGTCTGGGTCCCCTCCCAGGAGTGGACCGGTGCAGAGATCAACCGAGACGAAATCAAGTCCAAGATCCAGAAAGCGCGTGAAGATGGGTCTTTTAGGAGGGTGTGATGATAACCCACGGCGACGTTGCGCTCCTTAAGCTTGCGTTGGCTGCGTCGGCTGTCAGCCGTGAGCTAACGCTCATGATCGCAACGGTCACTCGCGACTGCAAGACCGACTTCGACTTTAGGGCGGAGTACGGCCGTTGGAAAAGGAGGGAGGAGGCCCTCGATCAAATGGTTTACCTCGCAAAGCTGTATCAGCTCTACTCGGGCAAGTTACACGCAATCAAGTAGACACGGTTGGCGAGGCTACGGTCTCGCCTTTCGTGCTTTGGGGTGTTTGACCTCTTGACCAGACCACCCCAAAGCACGGCGACACAAACCAACGGGAGATGAACATGCAAGCAATCGTTACCAAATTCGTTTGCCCAACAGACAAAAACCCTAACCCAATGATTTCTGCCCGGGCGCAAGCCGGTCGAGTCGTGGTCGATTGGGACCACACTACTGGTCCTGATCTTAACCACAAGCAAGCGGCGGTTGCTCTCTGCAAGAAGTTCGGTTGGGTTGGGACATTGGTCCGAGGTGCTCTCCCGAGTGGGGAGCAAGTCTTCGTCTTTCAGCCCAACGGTGACGCCGGTCTAACTGTGGAGGTGAAGTGATGGACGCTTACGTCTACTGCGCAGACCTCTATTGCGAGGAATGCGCGAGCTTCATCCGAGCTAGCGTGGGTCGACTCAACGACACGGGAGATTCTGAGGACTACCCACAAGGTCCGTACGAGGACGGCGGAGGGGAGTCGGACTCCCCGCAGCACTGCTATGAGTGCGGGTAGTTCCTAGAGAACCCTTTGACGGAAGTCGGGGTCCAGTACGTGCGTGACCAAGCAGCAAAACCCAAACTTGACAGAAACCACATTATCGCGATGTGGGCTGACTTCTACGAGCTGACGCCGTAGCGCTGTTTCAGGCGCCGAACGGGGCGTAAGCCCTGGGCTCGCGAGAAGCACGACACAAGGCAACGTCGCGCGGGCAAGGTGGCACCTAGGGTGCCGCCCTGGCCAGGGCTTACGAACGGATAGGCCGTTCGCAGGTCCTGTCGAGGGTTTCAACAACGGGAGGCACCATGACCGGAGCAGAGATTGCCGCGAAGCGTATTCGTGGCGAGCGTAACAAGATCGTGCACATACTGAACATCATGCGTGAGGCGTGGGGGGAACCCCGGGAGCCGGGAGCCGGAAAAGCCAAGTCTCATGAGGCACTTAGCCTCATGGACGATGCGGTCGAAGCTCTTACGCGAGCTGCGAACCTCACGACGGCGCTCCCGGTTCGAGTAGGGAGGGTCGAGTGGGACAAGGCTGTGCGCAAGATGTGTGTAAACCGCCGAGGTCCGCGATGAAAGCGGGGTTCTTGCCCGGAGTGGTCGTGCATGCCGCGGAGGCGCACTCAACCTGGCCTTGGTATCGTCTGTTGAGCATCGAGCGTGACGCGATCGGTCGGGGCCGATGGACCATGGTCGGGACCGATGGAGTCCTGGTTACGGCACACGAGGATGACCTTACGCTCGCTGATGGTGTGTACCTTCTCAGCGATGCTGGACCGGACGTGCTGGAGTTCGTTGAGCAGGAGTATAAGGCAGGCAGGTTCGCCAGTGCGTGCGATCGGTTCGCCAACGTTCTTTTCTTTGGGCGGTTCAGCCCAGGGACCATGACTGCAACCTACGCATGGGGGAGCAAGAGCGCTTCCAAATGCGTGTTCAAGTTCCCGGTGCCGTGATGAAGTTCGATTCAACGGAGACGTTGCTGAGGACCTTAGCTGGGGCTCGCGGGAAGAGCGTTCCGATCACGTTTGATGGGCAAAACCTAGAACCACGGCTAGTGGGTGAGCCGGCTCGGTACGAAACACCCAGCGGCAAACCCGTTTACTACCCGAATGCCTACCGCAAGGCATTCGGTCGACCCATCCGAATCGCAAGCACCTACCGCGTTGTAGTAGGACTTGGTTGGTTGCAAAAAGCGCTCCCATCCGGGGTTGTGTGCCCATCGCGGGTTCCCGATTTGTGCAGGCTTCTAGCAAGGAGCATTGGGCTATGAGCGACCTACCTGAGTTTGATGACAATGGGGATGAAATCGATCTACAAAAGAGAGCGAAGGAGGAGCAAGCCCGGCTAGACGACGAGTGGGACCGGGAGCACAAATGGGATGCCTACTTCGCTTCATGCGAGAAGCGAGGGAAGAATCATCCGATCACTGAGTCGATACGGATGTGTGTGAGACTCGCTTACGACTGATTCGCCCGCTCCCGTCATAAGACGGGGGTGAGCGTGTGCCGCGATCACGGTCGCGTTGCACGCTTGCCTCGAAACACGGGCCAGCTACACAAGCACAACCAACGGGAGATCAAATCTATGTCATGCCTGAACCTGCTAAAACCAATCTGCTTCTGCCCAACTGCGGACGGTTGGGGGCTGCCTGCGGCGTTCGTCGGTGAGCCAGGTACAGCGAAGACCTCGATCATCAAGGCATTCGCGGCGTCGTTCAAGGGCGCATTCGAGTGCTTGGTCCCGAGCGAGCGGGGCGCGGGAGCGTTCGGTGTCGTCCCTGTCCCTGTTGGGGGTTACCTCACCTACCCATCGCCGGACTGGTCGAAGAAGTTCGAGGTGGAGCACCCTGGAATGGTGTTCATCGATGAGATGAACACGAACGACCAGGAGATCCAGCGCGCTATCATGGGGCTGACTTTGGGACGGCGCATTGGGGGAAAGACCCTCGGCGGACACGTTCGCATCCTCTGCGCGATGAATCCACCAGAGCATAGTGGTGGGGCAGACCTTAACCCTGCGGCCTGCAACCGACTAGGTTGGTTCAAGTGGGCGCCACAGCCCCGGGAGGACTGGTCAAACTTCATGTCCAGCGGGACGGGCGTCACGATGGAGCCGTTTGACCCTAGGGCGGAGGAAGCAATGGTCTTGGCAGCTTGGGGTCCGGCCTACGCGAAGGCGCTCGGAGTCTGCGATGGCTTTCTCAAGGCGCGACCCAGCTACAAGAACCAAATGCTCCCGTTGGGGCAAAGCGGGCCGTGGCCAAGCGATAGGTCGTGGTCGTACGCTGTGCGCGCAAGAGCCATCTCGGCTGTGTACGGTCTCGGTGAGATCGACACGGACACGATGACCGGCGCGTTTGTTGGGGACAAGGTGAACGGTGAGCTGCGCGTGTTTGAGCACAGTCTCGACCTACCCGACGCGGCTGCTGTGCTGGATGGAAACGCCCCGTGGGAGCACCGAAAGGAGCGTATCGACCGAACAGTGGCGTTCTTTACGGAATGCACTACTTTGGTCACAGCGCCCGGATCGCACAAGCGCAAGGAACGTTCGGTCGCACTGTGGAACCTACTCGCGCAGCACATCGATCTCAAGAGCGCCCGCGACCTAGCCGTTGGACCAGCCATGGCCATGAGCGCTGCAAAGCTGGATGGTGATAGGGCGTGTTTGGTCGCGCTGGCGAAGCTCAGGCCACTCATGGACGCCGTGGGCTCTAGTAAGAAGTAGATCCGCCTCGTCTCACGTCCAAACTTGGACGTGGGTCGAGGAGAGGGGACTCGTTCCGACGATCTTAGAGATGGTTCATCCCCGTGGCCATCTCGTCGCCGTTGTGTACAAGTCCCCTCCCCTCGGCCACACAACGAACGGAGGATTTATGGCATTCGACTACGATGTGATCTTGGACGCTGGGAGACGTATTGCGTCGATCAAGGCGCCGTACATGAGCAGGCTAATGTTTACCCTCACCGTGCGTGAGCAGCCTGGGCTTGGCACTACAGCAGTCAACAAGTTCGGTGTCATGTACATCGATCCCGACCATATCGCCACGTTGACACCATCCCAGATGGCGTGGGGTTGGGGGCATGAAGTGCTCCACGTCTATCTTGGGCATACCAAGTATTGGACCGACGCGACGATCGATCACAAACGAATGAACATCGCGATGGACCTGGCCATCTTTTGCATGCTGAGGGACATGGGGTTCAAGGACCCGTACGTGGGCGTGTACACACCGGAGATGTTCAAGTTCCCCACCGATCTAAGCGCGGTTGAATACTACGCGCTGTTGGAGGGAAAGACTGAGGACCGCCCCGGTGATGGGATGGGTCGAGGCAAATGCGGATCGTGCGCAGGCAATGGTGACGAGCCGCAAGACGGCGAAGACCCTGCGGCGCGCAGTGAGGCGGAGATTGACCGAGCACGTAAGATCGTTGCTGAGGAAACCATTGCGCATCAGAGTAGCGGTCGTGGAACAGTCCCCGGCTCACTTCTTCGCATTGCTGGTGAGTACACCAAACCGGCCAAGATCAGGTGGCAGGACAAACTGAGCGCTGTTACACGTAAATCGATCGCTACTCGTAAGGGGTACGACCACACTACGTTTGTACGGCCTCACCGTATGCAATCGGGGGTTGGGTATGGGATGGGATGCCCGATCTTCTCAACTTCTTACTCAAAGACTCCAAGCGTTGGTGTTCTGATCGACACGAGCGGGTCGATGGGTACGGAGCAGTTTGGGACGGCATTGCAGGAGATAGGAGGCATCCTACGCTCGACAGGCGCCAAAATCACAGTGATGTCGTGTGACGCGCATGTTCACGCCGTCGGGCATGTCGGCAAGGTCCACGAAGTCATCCCGCTGCTTCAAGGCGGGGGTGGGTCCGACTTCAACCCGGCGTTTGATCAGCTTGAACAGATGCGCAACAGACCTGATGTTTTGATTGTGTTTACGGACGGTTACATCGGTACACCTGACGTCGCGCCCGACTGGGCAAAGGTCGTGTGGGTCCTTGTTGGGGGTTGCTCGCGAGCACCCGCGGCATGGGGTGAGTCGATTGTGATCGACTGAGGCGTACTATGATCGTTTTAACCCAAGAAGAAGCAGATGCTTGGTCTGTCCTGGCTAGGTTAAACGATCGTAGGGTCTTGTACTTCTACGATCGTTTAACAC